GGGGGCGGGGGGGGTCGATGGTCGACGGACGGAGATTCGCTGTACGGATTGTCAGGTACTACTGTTTTGCCCAAAAAATCCTTAGGGTCCTTAGCCCAGTCTAGGAAGTTCTGCGTAGATTCTGGCTTATTCTGCACGACATCTAGGTCAATAACCCCCTTCTGGTCTACCTTGACCCCCTGACCCCTAGCCTTGAGCAGTTTGTCTAGGGCATCATGGCTAATGCTAAAACGATGCTCAACCACCGCTTGGGGCTGGTCCTGCAGGGCGTTAATCTTGTCGATGCTGATACCCATGGCGATGGGGATTTGGCTGACGTGCAGGCTGTCCAGTTCGTCGACCAGTTTCTGGGATGCCCTTTGGACGAAGGCCTTGAGGTTGCGGACAGTCGTCGCCTTGAACTCATCCTGCAGTCCTGTGGTCTCTGGCATCTCACGCTTGATGGCCATGACATTGTTCGGCGACATCTTGGCCAACTTGGCCGCTTCGAGGATAGGGGTGCCAGACCTCAGCAGTTCTTCCACCTGTGCCCGTCGCTCTTTCGAGACACGCTTGGCTGAGTGGTTGGAGGATGGGTTGGTATCAAGTCTCTCGTTGTCCATTGTTGACAACCTGTGGATACTGGTGACAACTGTCAATCCATGGCCGAGGATGTCCCCAACTATTTTGAACGTAAGTTCATCGTGGACATCGTCCCCATCAAGACCACCCACCAGTCAGACCTGCGAATCCTGAAGACCACGGACAACCGCATGTTCGTCGGCAAGACGACGAAGTCGGCCATCAAGGCTTGGATGAAGGAGTTTGAACTGAAGGCCAAGAGACACGCCCCAGACAAGCCCTACATCGGACCGCTGGAGTTGACTCTGTATTTTGGGTTTCCGAACACTTTGAGAGACAAGGGCAAGACTGTCCATATGGCCACCCGACCCGACTTCGACAATTTGGCGAAGGCCGTGTGCGACTCGCTGACCAACTGCGGATTCTGGCACGACGACTGTCAGGTCGTTTTTGGCAAGGTCATGAAGTTTCGCACCGAGAAGCCATTTCTTGGAGTTTGGGTGAAACGAGCCGAACACATTGATTCCGTGCTAATGGGGGCGGTCATCGACCATTTGTCCAAATGAGTGATTTCGTCCAATGGAAGGAGTCTGACGTGATTTCACGTTTTGGCGTTCCCAAGGACGAATTGGTCGAATTCCGCAAATCGCTCAATGAGGGCGAACATTGGGAACGGATGCCTTTCGGCAAGAGGCCGCTCAGGACCTGTCCCATCGTCTACACCGAATCTGGCTGGGACAAGGTGGTCGAGCGTTTCGGCCTGATTGAGGTCCACAGCGACGGCATCGACACCAAGGTCATGAAGCCCGCTGAGGCTGACCCTGAGGTCATGGAGATGGCCGACGTATTGCGGTGCGATTACCCGAATCGCCGCATCATGCTGGTCAAGACAGAGAGCGGAAAGTCGGTCTTCTGCAACGTTTTCGACTCAAGGCCGTTCAAACCAAGGATGCCCATAGTCGTTAAGTATCGTGGCAACCGCTGGTTTTGTGAGCATCGGCCCACTTCCATACTACGTCTCAACACTTTGCTTAAGAGAAATTCTCAACCACAATGAAGAAGAACACCAAGAAGAAAGGTGGCAAGCGGTGCTAACGCCCGCCGCCAAACAAAAATGGGTATGATGTTACGTGCAGGCAGGTCCATCGGACGAAAGTTCATGACCGCCTTTGCAAAAAAAACCCGTCCTAAGACTGGACGTCCTAGTCCGATGTCTGACGCATGGAGGGCTGACAATGTCGCCGCAAGCCAAAGGGACGTCATCAGGAAACAGGGTGTCGCCTCTTTTCCCAAGAAGGTTGACCTCGCCGACGCTCAGACAAAAAACGCCCTGACCAAGCATTTTCACGAAGCCGAACAAGCGAACATCGCTTCTTCTCGCCGTCGTGCCGCCGCATGGGACGCTGGCTATCCGAAGGCCCCGAAGTCGAAGCCCGCACAGAAGCGTGTCACCTTCAAGGGTCAGGACATGACCGAAAAAAACTTCCACAAGTCCTTCAAGATGTTTGGTGGCTACAAGTACGGAACCATCATTTCCAAGAAAGCACTTCGCACGAGCCCCAACGTCAAACTGTCTGGTGGTGGAACTGGCATGAAAAAAGCCCTTGATGACGCCTACGGCGAGAAGGGCTTCAAGAATTACAAGAGCCGTTCCTACACACGTTAATTTACCATGCGTAAAATAGCAATCACTGGCATTCGCAAGGCTGCCCAATCCATCGGAAACTACCTTGGACGCAAGTCCCTCAAGGTTGTCGCCCGAGCAAACCGAACCGCCGACAAGGCCTATGACGCAGTCGGCAGGGGCGTGTCCCGTGCCACCGATGCGACTGCGAACCTTGTTCGCAAGGCCGCTCGTGTCGGCGACGCATTCGACCAAGCCGCATTTGGTGCTACTGGCAAGGCGACCCGAAACGCCTCCGCCGCCGTCATCAAGGCCACCCGTCACGCACGCCCTCGTGCCCGTGAGACGATGGGCCAGATTAACCGCCGCAAGGGCATCGTGAACAAGGTTCACACGCCGTCCCAGATGGACAGCCACGTCAAGGCCCACGAAGCCCAGATGATGAGGTACAAGAGGCAGGGCAACAACATCAACTTCCGTGACGAGTCCGTCAGGCCTCGCAGGGGAGATTACATGAGCAACAGCAGGCCTCCTCGTGGTGCCAACATGCGGGAGATTAAGGCTCCCGACAACATCGGCGACTTCCAGAAATACTACAAGGCTCCCGCCTTCGACAGGAGCAAACTGTCCTATGACGACATTAAGCCGATGGGACGCAGTGGCTCCCGCTATACCAGCAAGCAGGTCCGTGCTGGCAAGAAAGTCGCCCTCGGTGCCGCCGCAGGCTACGCCGCCTCTGAGTACTACAAAGCCAAGAAATCCAACCGATGATTACTCTCGTTGTTTCTGCCATCTGCTTCCTAGGTGGCGTCTATGTCGGTGCTCGTTACTCCGAACGCCTTAAGGCGGTCTGGTACAGCATCGTAGGCTAAATGGCCGACGACAAGGACAAGTACGTGGCGGGTCGGGGCAATCCACGCCTCGATGTCACACGTCCTGACTCCTTGTCGTTCACGCCGTGGAGCAAGAGTTTAGGGCCAGAGTGGGATAAGGGTGCCGACAAGTACACCCTTGGTAGCGACAAGTCATTCGCTACGGACCCCAACCTCCTCAAACTCAACTCCTCGACTGGCGACGCTCTGCTCAAGCAGACCGCCTTCGGGAGGGATAGTTCTGGACTCCTTTCCAGCAAGGATACCCTTGATGCGAGGAACAAGGAACTAGCCGCTAGGAACACCTCAGCGTTCACTAGGGGGAAGAACGGGTTGCTGACCCTGAGGGACCCTAACGCACCTATCCCTAGCCCCAATCAGCCAGTTCCCAAGACTGAGCAGGCATCCACCAAGAAAGACCTTTCTGGTGGAGGTGCGAAGTCTGGGACTAAGCCTTCTAAAAAAATTTCGTCCTACGGACGAGGTGACCCTACCTTTAAGCAGTTCAACCCTAAGGTGTTCAAGGAGGGGTTTTACAAGGCCGCAGTAGCGTCGGCCAAGCACTTCATACCCCAGTATGGCCTCTTCGGCACTGGCTTCCACGGGGGTGCCATCAGGATTCAGCCTATGACGTGGAAAGGTGCTTTCCCTATTCTGAACGTACAGCAGTTTGACGCCGCCGCCGCCGCTTCAACGTACGAAACCAAAGAGGAGGAGGACGATGAATGAGCACGGACCTAGTGACAGTCGCTGGGATGCAGTTAAGCAAGCATCCCATCATTCACCTTCCTACTGAGGACGAGATAGTCGAACTAGCCAAGACGCTGGGCTCGGAGGGGGCCGCTGAGGTCCTAAAGCGTCGTGAGGAGAAGATTAAGGCCGAGCAGGGCGACCCCTACAGGCATGGATACGAGCCAGATAGTTGGGCCGAGGCGGACAAGTTGCTCATGTCTGGAAACGAATTGCTCATCATGGGCGGCAATCGTGCTGGCAAGACGGAGTACGCCGCCAAGAGGGTGATGCAACTGCTGTGCACCCGACCAAACTCCAGAATTTGGTGCTTACACACCACCTCCCAGACCTCCATCCAGATGCAACAGGCGGTCATCTGGAAGTACATGCCCCCTGAATTCAAGACCGCCAAGAAGACCAAGGTCACGAACATCCAGTATTCCCAGAAGAACGGCTTTACCGACGCTACGTTCGTCCTCCCAAACCGCTCCCAGTGCTTCTTCATGAACTACGGGCAGGAGAAGAAGGTCATCGAAGGTGGCGAACCAGACCTAATCTGGTGCGACGAACTCGTGCCGCAGGACTGGATTGAGACGTTAAGGTACCGACTTGTCACCCGTTCGGGTAAGATGATTCTCACCTTCACGCCCATCACTGGCTTCACCCCCGTCGTCAAGGACTACGTCGCTGGGTGCCGCATTAAAAAGACCCTTTATGCGGACCTTCTGCCCGATACACAGAATGTCCCAAGCATCCCTAAGGGGCACATGCCCTACGTTGCAGAATGCAGCAAGGGCTCTGCCAATGTAATCTGGTTTCATTCAATCCTGAATAGATACTCCCCCTTCGAACAAATCAAGTTAGCACTTAGGGGCCGTGGACCTTATGAAGTCAAAATCCGTGCATACGGCTGGGCGGAGTCACTCGCAGGCTCGCAGTTCCCGAGGTTCGGAGAGCCTAACATCATCCCAGCGGACCAGATTCCCGAGGAAGGCACCAACTACATGGCTGTCGACCCTGCAGGTGCTCGAAACTGGTTCATGGTGTGGCTACGCATAGACGAGTACGGCAATAAGTTCGTCTACAGGGAGTGGCCTGACATCAGCATGGGCGAGTGGGCCTTGCCATCCGAGAAGGCGGACGGGCGTGCTGGTCCCGCCCAGAAGCAGGGTGCTGGCATGGGGCTTACCGAAATCAAGGACCACATTCTGACCCTTGAGAACGGGGAGGAAATCGCCGAGCGTTACATTGACCCTCGTGCCGCTGGTTCCCCTGTCATCAACAAAGAGGGTGGCACAACCTTGCTTCAGTTGCTGGACGAGGAGCCGTTGCCCATGTACTTTACCGCTTCTGCTGGCCTGAGACTCGAAGAGGGCGTCAGCATCATCAACGATTGGTTCTCCTACGACCAGAACCAGCCCATCTCTGCGGTCAACCAGCCGAAACTCTTTATCTCCGAGGAATGCAAGAACCTGATGTGGTGCCTCCGTGAATGGACTGGCATCGACGGCGAGAAGGGCTCCAGCAAGGACCCCATCGACGCCCTCAGGTACATAGCAGTCATGCAACCAGACTACGGCGGCTCCGACGCCTATCGTGCGTTTGGCGGAGGCTCTTACTGAAATGAACAACAAGATTCCACCCCTGATGAGGCTGGCCGAGGCCGCAAGGCACTACGGACTGTCCAAGACCACCCTAATCCGCCTGCGTAGGCAAAAAGCCCTTCGTGTGTTCACGACCCAAGGAAAACAGCACATGTTCTACAGGGACGACATCGAAAACTTTCTCAAGAACAACTCCACCCCTCCCGTAAATGAAAAACAAGTTTAACAAGGTCGGTAGTGACCCTCTGGCCTACCACGAGCGTAAGCCAGACATCCAGACGCTTCTCTCCGAATACGAGAGGTCCGCCTACCATGGCACCATGGTGTCTAAGATGTCGTGGGCCGACGACGTCCGCTACGCCCGCTGGGCTGGCCAGACCGACGACGGCAAGAAGCACTCTTGGGCCCGCCCCGATGGCGACCCCGCCTTCCCGTTCGAAGGTGCCTCTGACGTCCGTGTAAGGCTCGTCGATAGGCTCATCCGTGACCAAAAGGCCATGCTGATGACCTCCTACAACGCTTCGACCCTCAAGGTCGGCGGAACCGAGGTCAATGACGCCATGGCGGCGTCTTCTGCCACCAACCTCATGCGTTGGCTGGTTGAGACAAAACTCAAGTCGGAGATGCAGAGGGAGGCAGAACTGGTCGCCGATTACATGCTTACCTACGGATGGTGCTGTGCCCAAATTACGTGGGATAGGAAAATCGGCATCAGGCGTCAGACCATGACCATGGAAGAACTCATGGCAGTGCAACAGCAGGAAGAGGCTATGGGTCAGGGCGGAGTCACTGGCGAACTCATTGCCTCAATCCAAAATCCGCAGAAGGAGGAGTACGCCATCGAACTTTGCAAGCAGGTGCTTCCCCAGATGAAGCAGAAAGACATCCGCAAGTTCGTCACCAAAATGCGTGAAGAAGGTCAGGGCGAACTGGAAGAAGTCTACATCCAGAAGAACCTTCCCAAGGTGACCGCACTCAAGCCGTTCGACGAAGTTTGCTTCCCGCCTGAGACGAGCGACCTTCAGGAGGCCCGTGTCATCTTCCGCAGGCAGTACATGACGGAAGTCGAACTCCGCTCCATGCAGAAGAACGCTGGATGGGACCCTGAGTTCATTGAGGCCGCAGTAAAGACGTCTGGCAACCACTTCTACTTCAACGACCCGAACCTAATCCCGACAACGACGATGCTGAACTCTAACGTTCAGCGTGGAGACAACCTAATCGAGGTGGTCTGGGCGTACTACAGGCAGTTGGACGAAAACGACATCGCATCCATCTACTACACTGTGTTCTCCCCTCACGTAGGAAACGAGATGTACGCCATCCAAGACATGTTGAACTACGCCCATGGCGAGTACCCTTTCGTGTCCATCAGGTTCGAAATGACCCGCCGTCAGGTGACGGAAAGCCGAGGCATCCCAGAAATCTCCAAGACCGAACAGGACGAAGTCAAGGCACAGCACGATGCGTTCCGTGACAGGACCGCACTTGAAATCATGCCGCCCGTAAAAGTGGTCAAGCGAGTGGGTGCTTTGAATAGGATTGCTCCGGGACAGGTGCTTCCAGTTTCCACCAAGGATGACTACACTTGGATGGAGCCTCCGCAGGGCAAGGCTGAGTACGCCATCAGCATCATCCAGCAGATTGAAACAAACCTTGGAAACTTCTACGGCTTCATCGTCGGCGAGACCATCGACCCTAACAAGGTACGCATGATGCAACAGTTGCAGGTAAACAACTGGCTTCAGTTCTGGACCCAGACCTACAAGCAGTTGTTCTCCCTGTGCCTTCAGTACATGCCCGAGGAAGAGGTCACCCGCATCACTGGTGCCCCGCTCAAGCAGAACATGTCCGACATCCATAGCCAGTATGACTTCAACGTACGCTTTGACGTACGTGACACCGACCCTGAGTTCGTCATGGAGAAACTGAAATCCATCGTCGAGACTGTGGTGCCGCTTGATAGCGGCGGCGTCATCGACAGGAACAAGTTGGTCAAGTTGGTCATCGAGGCCATCTCGCCTGACGCCGCTAGGGAACTGGTCATCGACCAGACCACTGCGTCTCAGAAACTGTATAAGGACGTCATCAACGACGTCGGCATGATGATGCTTGGCAATGAGGCCCTCTACGTGGAGAACGACCCAGCCGCCGAGTCCAAGATGCAGTACCTTCAGGAAATCCTCCAGAAGAACCCCAAGGCGGCTCAGGCCGCTCAGGGAGACAGGGTCTTCCAGATTCTGCTGGAGAACTACTCCAAGAACCTGCAGATGTCCGTCGAGCAACAGAAGAACAAGACCATCGGCCGTATCGGCGTATCGCCTGCCTCCGAGCAGATTCAGCAAGAAATGGGCGAGGCTATGGCCGAACAGGCACCCCAGCAGGAAGCCCCCCAGCAGGCGGCTCCTCCCCCTCAGGGCGGCGTCCCCTCTCCGCTCCAGTCAATGGGCATGATTTAATCCACCACCATGCAAATAGACGAAAACACCAAAGCGTTCGGCTTCGCCAACGCCGATGCCGAGGCCCTGTACAAAGCCGTGCTAATCCTGACCGACGAAACCTTCCAGAACGACCTCATCAGGGTCATGGAGGCAAAAGTCGTCGGCGAAGAGCGAGCGTACTACAGCGGAAGAATCTCAGCCATGAACGACATGCTGAGGCTGTTTCAGGCTAACAGGGACCTGATGAACAAGGTCAGGGAAGGAAAGCAGGTCAATCCCACTCAAAACGGCTGAGGAGGCTATAGCCTCTTGCAACGAACCCTAAACGTACATCTTTACGACTACTTCTGCGTGCTAAGTAACGCTGACTATGGAACCTGAAAACACGGATAACACCGAATCTCTCGGACTTGAGCCCGAGATTAATCCGCTCATGGCACAACAGAGCGAGCCCGCCGACCTCGCCGATGATGAAAAACTCACCCAATTCTTTGGGCGAGCCCTTGCAGACGGCCCGCAAGGAGCAGAACCTCAGACTGCTGAACCTGAGGAACAGGTGGACGAGGCCCTCTCAGATGAGGCCGAAGTCGCAACCGAGAACACCGAAGCAGAATCGCAAGAGCAGGAAGACGAAGAGCCTCAGCAGGTCGCACCTAAGGGTGTTGACAAGCGTATCTCCAAGTTGACCGCCCAGCGGAAAGAGGCTGAGGAACGTGCAAAGAAACTAGAGGAAGAACTTGAGTCTCTCAAGCGTCGTCAGGCCACTCCCCAGAATGCCAACAACCCTTTCGGCAAACTGGATACGGAGGAAAAAATCGAGGCCGAGTACGAGAGGCAGAAGGAAATTCGCTTGTTTTGCGAACGTTACCCTGACGGATACTACGAAGACGGCAAGGAACCCATCGACAAGGAGCAGATTGCGAAGGCCAAGGTCAACGCCATCCGTGCCACCGAGGATTTCCTGCCTAAGCAGTTAGACTACGTGGAGAAGAGCAAGGCCTTCAAAGCCGCCGCTCGCAAGGAATTCCCGTGGCTCAACGACCCCTCTGACAAGCGGGCCATCATGGCCAAGCGTTTCATTGAGGCCGTCCCTGAGGTCACCAAGTTCCCTGACTACGAAATCTACGCCGCTCATCTTGCCACTGGCATGGTGTCGTATCAACAGCAGAAGACTGCGGCCAAGACTGGCCAGATGTCCCAGCGTGTACCCGTTCAGCCGACCACCTCGTCTATGCCGACGCCCCAGAGCAAAAAGCCTGACGTCGTCAAAGCCAAGTTGGCAGAATCCCGTTACAGGCAGACGTCCTCGCTCGACGACCTAAGCGACGTGTTCCGAAATAAGTTCATCTGAGAAACCCAAATCATCATCATCATGGCTTCTCTATTCGAGTCCCAGTTCCAGAATCAGCGTCCGCTTCAGGGTGCCCGTGTGGGTATCCGAGAAGAACTCTCGGACCTCATCACCAACGTCGACGCCAAGGAGACTCCCATCTCCTCCATGGCAAAGCGTGGCTCCAAGCCTGGAAATACCACGTTCCGCTGGCAGGTTGACCGCAACCCCGAGCCGTCCGTCGAACTCGGCATCCTTGACGGCAAGGACGTCGACCCGACCAACCCGAGCACCAACTCGGACTTCAAGCAGTACACCATCGGCTACCGCACTGAAGTGGAAAACAACATCCACCTCTTCCGCCGTGCCGTGCACGTGTCCAACCTGACGCAGGACATCCTCAACATCGCTGGTGTTAAGGACGAACTCTCCCGTCAGTTGGCGAAGGCCACCATCGACCTCAAGCGTTCGATGGAGATTACCTTCACCTCGGACATCATGCCCGCACTCGATGACGGCACGACCCCGTACCGCACCCGATGCCTCACCTCGTGGATTAAGAAGGACAAGGCCACTGCGACGACCAATGCTGACAAGTATGGCGTCCAGAACCAGTCCATCCGCCCCATCGACGAGAACTTCGTCACCCCCGAAACCTCCATCGTCGGCACTGGTGCTCTCTGCGATACCCTCAATGAGAACACTGTTCAGGACCTCATGACCTCCGTCTATGAGCAGACTGGCCAGTTCAAGAACCATGAGGCTGTCGTCGGCACCAAACTCAAGCGTCAGTTCACGGAACTCGTCTACACGACCCGTGCTCCCGCTGGTCCGTCGTCCAGCACTGGCATCCGCTCCACCCGTGACGCTTCGGCTGACACCATCAAGGCGTCGGTTGACTACTTCGAGGGTGACTTCGGTAAGTTGGCCCTCATCCCGTCGCAGTTCCTCCACGCTGGCGTGAACCCGTACACCATCGTCGAGTACGCCGAAGGTGGCGTCCAGAAGTTCAAACTCTATGACGGCCACACCGCCACTGAGTCCAACCGAGTCAAGGCCCAGACGGGCGACGGCAACACCTCTGGTGTCATCTCCGTCTCTGCCGCTAACGTCGAAGCCAAGAAGACGGCCCTCGTCTCCGCCCAGCAGGGTGCAGTGACCGCCGACAACCTCGTCGTCGCCGCCGCTACGTCCTCTGCCGCTGACCGCAACGCCGCCTACGCTGTCGCCAAGAAGCGAGCCGAACTCCACCTCGACAACGCCCGTTGCAAGGGCTTCGTCATCCCGTGGGACATGCTCGAAGTCCGCTACGGCGGTAACATCGCTCAGGTCAGGGAACTCACCGAAAATGGTGGCGGTCCCCGCCGCATGATGGAGGCCATGGCGGCTCTGCTCTGCCACAGCCCCCTGACGTTCGGCATGTTCGACTACAAGTCCAACAACTCCTAACCCACAGAGGTCATGGCTGGCATTCAGTCCATCCATGAATCCATCCCCGATGAACTTCTCAAGCCCATGCTTGAGGAGTTTCGGACGGGATGGAACCTCCGTAAGGCCCAAGCCGAAGCGACCAAAAAGGCTCTGGCCCAACTGAATCAACTTCAACACCGCCATGTTGAAGGGCTTGGTCAACTAACTGCACGTATCCCAGAGGAGTCCTACCATTACTGGGGACAGAGACTGGGATACGCTTGCTGGCGGGACAAAGATTTCATGCGGAAATTCCTGCGTGACAATCCAGAGTGCAAGGTGAACTCCAAAGCGGAGAAAACCACCCTACTCATCGACGGCTTCGGCCGTTCCCTTTCTTAATGCGTTCAGTAAACTTCAGCGACATCCTGCATGCCAGCCTGCAACTCTGCGGTCTGGACAGGAACCTGACCACCCCCGACAGGTTTGCCATGGTCAGGGACCTCGCTTCCATGCGTCTTAGGACCATCTGGGAGTCCAATGAGTGGACTGACCTCAAAGTTCTGACCAAATGCTCCGTCAACCTCGTCAATGAGAGGCGTATCGTCGCCTTCGACCCCAACATCGGGCAGGTGCTGACCATCTGGGACAAGGACCCAATGGCCAAGACGACCAGCCAAAAGGACTTCGAACTCATTGACAACGTCATCAACCTTCGTGACAAGCAAGACAGCGAGGTCTGGGTGGAGTCCCGCAAGGAGTCTCCTAGGCTTTACGGCGACGCTTGGAGCACGGATGTGTCTTACAGGCCTAAGGCACAGGTTTATTTCGACTCTGGCAGTGAGAGCGGTTCGCTCGTCCCTGTCTCTGGCTACCCCGTTCAGGGTGATTTTTATGTCTACACTGGTACAACTCCGTCGGGCACTGGCTCAATTCCTACGATTGGTTCTTGGGAGCGAATCCAAATCCCAAAACTCTTCACCAACGCCCTCATCCACGGAGTCCACGCCGATTTCCGTCGTTCAACCAACGAACTTGAAGCCGCTCAAGCGGCGGAGGCCGATTACGCAAAAGCCCTCGACGCCGCACTCGACCAGACGCTTCGCCAACAGGGCTCGACGAGGCCGATAAACTTCCGAAATTACTAACATGAGTTGCAAAGACCTACCCTATCAAATCCCTAAGGTCCACGTTAAGACCTTCAACAACGCAACCAAGGCCAAGGTGCTCGACTCCTGCCGCAATCGCAGGGTGTTCGGCGTCGTCAATACGTCCAACGACATCATCCTTGGCATGTATCTCCAGCCCAATGGTGCTGGCGACCCTATCAACCTTACCCACGAGAAGAACGCCAACAAGCATGACGGCGGTTCTTTTGAACTCAACGGCTACAACGGAGAGTTCTGGGCCATCGGCGAAGGTTACGTCTACTACTTCGAGTCGTAATGCCTTTCAAGGGCGACAGCAGGCTGGGGGGCAGGCGTCGCAACGACTCCACGCTCAACGGAACCACCGAGGGACCTGATTTTCCTGCGGCTGGGACCATACTTGGCTACGTAATCCAGACCCACGAGGCTGGGCCTAGGGCATACTACTCCGTATACGTCGAGGGCAACCTGCTCGAAGGCGACGTCGCAACGCAAAACGCCAGATTTGACATAAAGGCAGACGGGAATGGCGGCGACTACGTAGACCTGCTAAATCCTTACAACATCACGTACAAGCCAGCAGGGCAGATAGTCATCTCTGGCCTTCCCAACGTAGACCACTACACCTCCATTGTACTGTCGAATAACGACACGATTTCAGTCCTTAACGGAACCGAGGGCAGGGTACTAGCACACAACGGAAGTGGCGACCTTGCTCAGATTACTAACGGAGTATTCCTATTCCAGAATGGAACCCTGATTCATACGGAAGCCATACCCTACAAAATCCTGTACAATGACGTTCTGTACACTGTAGGAAACACCACTAGGGAATACAGGTCGATTCAGGGTAGTAGCAACGAATACGACTGGTCCGACCAGAGCCTCGTTTACCTGCCTCCCGCCACCCAAGTAGGTAGCGTATCGAACAACTACTACGTCAACATCAATGGGACGGATTACGTTTCTGGTTCCTATGGCCATAGTATCGTCTGGATGGGCGAGTATTATGGCATTCAGATGGACAACATGTTCTCGTCGTACATCAGCAACGGAACATTCATTTTCAATGACGCTGGATACGACTACTACCATGACGGCAATGGCGGTTACTACTACAATCAGCAGTCTTCTGGCGGTGGAGGTGACACTGGTGGCGGCGGTGACACTGGTGGCGGCAGTGGTCCCCCTTCTTCTGGAACTACCACTGGAAACACGTCTAGCGGCTACAATACGATAGAGATTAACGGCTCGTACTACCAAAACGGAACCTACAGCGGAACCGAGTACAACGACGGAATCGGCGGTACATACTGGAGTTACACCTACAACTACGAGCCTTACGGGTACCAGTTTACGTACGTCTACAACGGAACTGACGAGTACGGCAACGACTCGTACACTTACTACTATTCTGACGGCAATGGGGGGTACACCACCTGAGCGTCATGATTGGCATCAGGACATCTGGTGCTGACAAACAGTACCCGTTTCAGGTAGAAGTATCCAACGCCAACACCATCGTTTGCCACGTAGGCAGGGTCTATGACTCACTGTCTGGCGGTGTTTACGGCGTATCGTCGCAAAACTCTTGGCCTGCGGGTCAAAACAAGATTACCCAACGTGGCCTGCAGAAAGCACAGGCATACAACAAGACCGAGTTAGAGTACTTTCCCAAGTCGGTAAAGACAAACTCGGCGAAGATTTACTACAAGGGAAGTTCTTCGCTTGCTGGAAGAGGCAAGGCTACGACTTCCAATGCGACCAACGAGGTAGGCATGCATGGCTATGTTTCTTGGCCTAGGACTGGGCCTCAGCACGAGTACATTATTCTTCACTACATCCGTGACACGGACAATCCAGACACCAACAAGTGGTGCATTTCTGCGGTTGAAGAGAGCGACATCTCAGAAAGCGACATTGTCATCGCTTACATCGCCAACGGCGAAATTGTAAGGCAGATTTGGCGTAGCGATGTCTGTGCTCCCGACGGGGGTGGCGACGGGGGTGGCGGTACTGGCGGAGACACAACCCAGCCTCACCCATTCCAAATCGTCAAGGACGAGGGCTTTGACACCTTCCATGTCAGCGAAGGCACAGTAAACAATTCCCCAGTAGGGTATCCGAGTACTGGACTTAACAACGTCACAGTATGGCTACAGACCTACCCTACAGTGGCCATCGTCATAACCAATGAGACACTGGCCACGGACGAAAACCAAGCGTGGCTTAGGATTGGACGCATCAGCCACATCCCGAACGGGACTGGCTACACTACCAGAATCTACCAGTACATTAGGAATTCGCTGTGGCTTGAGCGTTTCAAGTGCGGCGACGAGGACGCTCAGTACTGGTACTCTCAAATCTGATGGCTCTCCCTCACAGAATCGTCGGTTTAGTCTGCGAACTTGGAAGGGCCGAAAGCGAGGGCAAGGAGTTCCCAGACGGGAGCACTACTGTGCCCGTTGAGGAGGATAGGCACCAACTAAGGTGGCACGAACACATTTGCACTGGAAACAAGTCGGACATCTTTGAAAGGCATCCAGAGTCTCCGCACAAGGGCAACCATCACTACTTCGCAAATTTCCCTAGGCAACTTCTGCTAGTCGTACAGGGAACGCTTGATGGAGGCTCCGAGCCATACGACGTGACCACTGACACCAAAAGGGTCACCTGTGCCTTCGACGAAGACCCACAGGACGATTTGCCATCTTGGATGACTGTCTGGCTTGAGCCAGCGGAGTGCGTGATAGACTACCTAGTTTACACCTACGACTTTGAAAGCATTGACGAAGGGCATCCCGAAGACTGGAGCAGTAGCAACGGAACAACGCCAGAGACCTACAACGAAAACTCCGCTAGGGCCGAGGCACAGAACCTGTTCGACCTTTACTGTGCCGAACTGCGTAACTCTCTTCAGCCATTCCAACAGACGTCTCTGTATGCCGACAACAGCGGAGGGGAAGAGCCAGTATACCCACGCTGGAAGGATGATACCGAGTACGAAGACCCAGAGGTAGAGCCGTATGAGCCTCAGGCCTGCCCGACACAAACGGCTTTTATTTGCCCTTGGTACAAGTCCATGGTCGAACTGTCAGACTTTCCAGAGGGCGGTGGATATGAAGGAATGACCACGCACACTAGGGTTTGGTACGACTTCAGTTTTCAAATCAACAGGCCCGAGTGGGGCCCGTGGAGGATTACCGACGGGACTGGCATCATTCACCCCGAGGAGACCATCACTGTCACATATACCTACACAGTATGGTACTTTTCTCAGTATGTCGTTTCCCAGCCCCCAGACGAAGGGGATTACGCCAACCTTCCAGACTACCCTCCATACTGGGCCGACACTGACGGGGACGGAGAAGATGACACCTATTACGTCCCTCAGGGGTACTTTGAAACCTATACTGAGTACTACACCTACACCATACCAGAGTGGACGGAGTACAAAACTTACGAATTCGACTACCCTTTCGACACACGTAGCAACTACGACGTCAAGTCTAGGTGGAAAATCAAATGCGATTACAGGCCAGACCCGACATGCTGTGGTCCAGCAGGCAAGCAAATCACTTTTGGTATCAAGATTTACAGGGCTAACCTCAAAAGTGCCGTTCCTCCGTATGAAAACCTAGAACAGCAATCTCCGACCACCCAGTACAGAAACTGCAAACTTAAGGGGTACGGACATGGCCGTTCTGGGGACAGGGGTTTTACGGCTGGCAGGGGGATTCATTACTTCGAGAACCACAATTGCCCGTTTCCTAACGAACTTGGAAGCATGCACTGGGCCTACTACGGCACTATGGTCAGGCCAATCTTTACCACCTCCGAGTTTGAAAGCGTCGTCTATGTGACCAAAACCATCGGAGAAGAGTGGACCGACGCTTACGACATTGAAATTCCGTCCTTTGACGGCAAAGTAACCTACATCAAAGACTTTTGGATAGAATCCATCACCTAAATGCCTAGAGAATTCCAACAAGACGGAGAACTTTCATTCGGAGGGTTTTCATCCTACCCAAACCCAGCGTCGCTGGACCCGCAAAAGGGCCTGCTTACGTCAGCCTCTAACGTGCGTATGCTGGAGGGCGTAATCTCCCCTAGGGACGGCTCTACGCTGGCCATGTCTACGCCCACCACGGCAATCGACTACGCCGCCGCCTCGTGCGGAAGCCAAGGGGACTACATTTACCTGTGGAAGAACGGCTCGGTGAAGAGGTGGTGCTCCACCAATCCGCAAGGACTTGTTGACGTTCCTGCTGGTGCTAGGCCCTACAGGCCAATCAGGGGGCAGGGGTACCAGCAACTGGCAACCATCGAGTCCTCCAATGCCCCAGCATGGTCTGGCGAGTTCGACTTCACGGCCTGCGTCAATGTGCTTGGCAGGGTTGCCTATGCCAAGAACGACCAGATTTGGGTCAGCCTGTTCGGCGGGCTACAGCCTTACAATGGTGATACCCTGTCGCTCGTCCAAGGCACTTATGATTCTGTCGTTTCCCTTCACTATTCTAACCAGTTCAGGAAACTTTACGCACTAGGTAAGCGTTCCGTCTATGAAGTGTCGCTTGGCTTTTCGTCTATGAGCCATGAATCTGGCAAACCACAGGCTGACTTCTTCCACAAGGTGAGCCTGCTTACTGGGCAGGAAGGCATCTTGGCTAAGGACAGCGTGGCTGAGGTGGCTGGCCAGATTTTCTATCTTGGTCATGACGGGATTTACTCAATTGACGCCCAAAAAGGCATGGTAGAGGGGCAAGGCCCCATGTCCGATTCCGTGGCAGACGTGTTCGAGGGGCTCCCCGCTGCCGAAATGCAAAAGGCCGTCGGCGTGGCGTGGCGTGGCAGGTACTATTTACTGCTACCTAACCCTACGGACTACAAACTGAACAGGATTCTGGTCATGAACCCGACCCTTCCAGCCTTGTTTGAGTCAATTGACTCTTATCCCTACGAAATTAAGTCACTGGTTACTTCCCGTAACTCGGACGGAGTGCTCTGCCTGTGGGCAGTCAGCAAGGATGGCCTTATTTACCAGTTGGAAAGCGGTTCTACCGACAACGGCGTACAGCATGTTTCGTCGTTTAAGTCCCGTAACTACAATTTCAGGACAGATTTCGACAAAAGGTTCGACGCATGCACCCTGTCGCTAGACACAAAAGGCTCTGCTAACGTGGAATTCTACGCAAACACCATCAATCCAGACTCTAGGGTGCTATTGGACCAACTGAACGGCAACGTAGGCCAAGCGGTTCGACGTGCTTTGGCTGGGAAAAAGTGTACAGGACTCATGCTGGAAGTCGTTGTAAAATCTGGGAGGCCGCTGTTCTATTCGTTCACAGTGGACGGCAGTATCGCTGGACGCTCCATTTTTAACGTCTTCTAATGGCATTACCCGCCGACAACGGACCTTACCCGTCCAAGCCATACGCCAACTACTCTGGTGCTGGGTTTGTATTCGCCACCCGTGACCCGAAGAAGGAGTTGGAGTATACGTCCGCCCTTCTTAAAAACATCGTCTCTCCGACTGGCGATTGGGCGGCGGCTGAGTTGAGCATCGGCACAACGCTCAAGACTAGGTATAACGACGTCGTATCTACTCTGGCTACCACGGCTAGGGCTGAGTACCAGAACCTTCTGACGCTCGTCAAAAATGACGTGTACGGAGGCACCCCAGTAACCCCCAACGTCGCCTATGACCAGTTTCTCGCTGGAATGAGTGCGGCTACGGGCGGTGGGCATGCAAGCGTGGCCCTGTACAGCAACCTAGCCACGCAGGAAAAACAACTTATGGTGCACGAGTCTGCCTCTAGGCTGGCCCAGTCCCTGATGGGGCTGACCTATCAGGCTACTTCTGGCATGCCTCTGGTCGTGCCTATCGAGTCCCAACTAGTGGCAGACGCCTGTGCCTCCTCTGTTGAAGCCTATTCGGCTGGCGAAATTCGTGCCCAGCAGATTCGACAGTCTCAAGCCGCCGCCACGTACCTTGTCAACGCTCAGCCCAATATCGGAACCAACCCAACCCCAGTGGACCAAGTCGTGATGTTTGCTTCACTTAGGGCTCAGGGTGCCGCCGCACAGGCAACTTAACATGCAAACATTCTCACTAGGTGATTACAGAGGCAACAGGGAAACCCTGAATGCCGCCCTCGCACAAGAAAATCCCACCCTTCAAGGTGCCATGGGCATGGCATCTGGGATGGCCCAGCAAGGCCTTGCTGGAGAAAGCAAAAGGCTCTCCATGCGACAGGGCGAGGCTGACTCTCTGGCCAAGATGCTGGCCCTTGAAGACTTCAAGATGCAGACGATGGGTGCCGCTGGAGAAGAAGAAGCGGCCATGAAAGAGCAGGCATTTGCCGACGAAATTGGCGGACGTGAATCCGCCATGCTCGACTGGTCCAACAACGTCCTGCAGAGTTATGCCCCAGACAGCCCTGAATACAAGCAGGCCGTCCGCACCATCAAGATGCTCTCCGACAGGCAGAGGAAGGGCACCGCATACGACAAGGGATACATGGACTACGTCGAGGAGTACGGCATCAACGACCCCATCAGCCAAGGCACCCTCGGTAGCCTAGGCGTCCAGTATCAAGGCGGAGGCGACAAGCCCGCCAAAGACAAAAAGCCCGCACCAAAGAAGCGAAGCGGCGTTGACTCGGAGTACGACGACGACGTCGAGCAATAATGGGATTAGCCAAAGCCATTCTTAAGCCAGCCCTCAAGGGCCTTGCAAAGCGAGGCCATAAGACGCTTGCGAACAAGATGTACAAGTACAGGAACCCTATTGTATACGGCGGTGGTGGCGGCGTCGTTAATGCTCCATTTTGGGAAACCCCTGACGCCATGGACGATGAGCAGTTTACCAACGTGTTTGACAAATTGGTCGCCGAGGGCCTCGTAAAAGACGACGAAGGCCTTAGCGGCGGTGTCATTGACCCAGATGACCTTCTTAAATACTGGAGGTCTAACTCCTATCACAGGAAAAACCCTGCTAAATCATGGCTCCAAACTACGGCGATTGAAGGCTCCTCCTTTATCCCGTACGTAGGAATTCCTGCCACACTTGGCTTTAGTGCTTGGGCTGGCTCTCATGCTACGGACGAAAACGAAGCCCTTTACAACGACATTAGGCGTAAAGCCTACGGGCATATGGGAAAACCATTCCCAGAAAAATTTGAACCAGAATCTGAATAACAATGGCAACGACTAATCCTGCAAGCCTTACCCTTTCTCCTAACGACTCCAGTCCGATTCAGGCATACAGGGGAACCAGAAAGCGTAAGTTGCCAGAGGCTTCGTATTGGTCTGGCCTTAATAACTTTGAGGTAGATGAAGATTTCTACCAAGACGTCACAGGCAAGCCTATTACAAATTTCGACCCTAAGACTCATAGCGTTGTTGGCAGCATCGACTCCAAGGGAGTAAGGACTAAGCACGGAAACGAAGACATGCCGTCTTGGATGCCCAAGTTTAGCCCGCAATACTCTGGTCCCATGGCTCGCCCACAGCCGTATTCTGGACCGATGGCAAGACCGACTGGGAATCAGTCTTCTCCCTTTAAAATTCCGTCTTTCTCTCAGTCTTCAGAAACTTCCATTCCCGTCCAGACGACGCCATCTTTGCCTTCAGCCGTAGCCGCAAGTGCGGCACAGCCGAAAACGCAGGGGCAAATTCAGGCAGAATACCTTGCCAGCAAGAACATCAGGACCGCCACCCAAGAGGATGCAGACCTTGCGGCCTCAATGAAAGACCCCAACTCCGCATTCAACACCGCCATGGCACGTGGTGGCCACGCAGATGCACACGCACGGAATATGAGGGTCGGCAAGTACGCACACTTTGACCCTGATTCCTTCATCCCAGAAACTGTCGGTGTCAAAGGCAAGGGTGCTGTGACCTACAGGGAGCGTGCCTATGGGAAGCATTTCTCTACGCCAGAACCTACTGAAACTACGGGCGGATGGTTCCCTGAAAAGACGCCTTTTATTAGAAAAGGCGGCAACTGGGTTGGTAACAACATCGTTACTGGCGAATTCAAAGACGCAGAAGGGAACATCTGGGCCAACGAGGGACAATTCAGGAACAGCCAGAAAGGCGAAGTAGGAATGGTGGAAACCGACGAAAGGCCCGACTGGATGGGTCCAGAATTTTCTTGGGAAGACAAAAACTTTGACCCCATCGCTGACGCAGTCCGTATGGGCGGAGGGCTTCCCAAGGACCCAGAAATCGGCCCCCTTCAAAATCGTGAACCTATTACGGGCCCGAGTAAACGTGAATTTACAGACGCTAGGCTCGGAGAATTCCTAAGGGCTAGAATGAAGGGATATCAGGCGGGAGACCATAGCCTAGATTCGCTAACTTCAGACCAGTATCACGACCCGAGTTTCCTTCACTTCACTAAAGGCAATACGGCTCAAGGAAGATGGGGGGACGTCGACCCGTCAGTAGGAAGCATTTACTATGGCAATGAGCAGGACCCTCTTTTTGAAAGGGCGGCAAGCGGCCTCACGCTTAATCCAATGCCAGAAACTTCCATTGAGGATGCCATCAGCCAAAGAAATGCCCTTAACCCACGCATTCCAAAGCGTGACTTTGACCCAATCAGTGCTATCAGAAACTTCGGGGCTCCCCCGCAGTCTAGGGAAATCACTGGCAGGAAAATGAATTTCAAAAGACCTATCCGATAAACTAAAATGGGAACTCTAAGCAGTGCAATCAAGGGTGTCCGTCAGGGCATCAGAAAAGGTAAACTCGGGAAAACCATGAGTGAATGGTTTAGCGGTTCTAGGCTAAATCCTGGCTCTTGGACCGAGGACATCGCTCGTGGCTTGGGAGTCCGAACTCGTGGAAAGCCAAATTGGGTTGGCGGAAGGGCGGCAATCAACAGCGGCGGGAAGCCCTACAGGGGAATGGGTGGTGCACAAACTGGCTCATCTATGCCAGCCGTCGCCGCCACCGACGGCCACAGAAGCCTTACTGGTGCTGGCTATGCCGCACAGGCTGTTGGTCTTGGTGGTGCTGGAACCCTTGGCTACAAGTTGACTGCTGGCGGAGACACTCCTCCCCGTGATGCCAATGGCGTCAAGAACCCGTTGTCTAGCGAAGAACTTGTTAAATCCCGTGAAAAGTTCCAGATGGAACGCATGGGAGGCTCTAAGAAATTCAGTGCTCCAGTTTATGAAATGGTGGCCAAAGACTCCCAGTGGGTTAAGACCGCCATCGAAAGCATGGGAATGGATAAGTACAAGAAGTACAGGGCCGCAGTAATCCAAGACCCTTCCCGAGCCAGCCAGTTGCACGACATCTTGGTCAAGGAATTAGCCAAGACGGGCGACTCCGAAATGATGAAGCAAGCGGCTAAGGAAGCCTACGTACTTCCGGGACTTGCCAACGTAAACGGCAAGAAGCGAGTGGTCGTCATGAACCCTTCCAAGAACAAGGACAAGCAGACCTCCTTCCAAGCCCTCCAGTACGACTACGAAGACGAAGAGGGTAATGAATAATGGACTCTGGATTCAACGACGAGTTCAACGTCAGCCCTCAGGACGTCTTAGGCCAGTCTAAGCAGGAGGGGTACTACTACCCAGAGCGGGCCATGATGGCCAAGCAGATGGGCATGAACCCCCTGTCTGAGGCGGCTCCGCTTTTTCAAAGCAAGAAGCGTGGTGGCGGTCAGTCCGTGGGCATGGGCGGTGGTGGCGGCGGAAGCCAAAAGGCTCCCGAGGAGCCCTCTAGGTTCGCCAAGGACGCCGAGTTCTATGCCAACGCCATCGAAGACTTTGGTGCGGCGGCGGCTCTTACTGGTTCCAAGAACGGACGTGCCGTCTTCCAGATGTACGACCCATACGAGTTCGACATGGGCTTGCCAGAAAACGGCGACAAGAACGCCGCTCCTACCAAGGCTACGTGGCGTATCATTCCTAAGGGTAGCAGGCAGGTAGCCACCCCTCAGGGCATGAAGGACCTTCCTGTCCATGCCTACGCCAACCAGTACGGCGTCACCAACGTCCCCTTCAAGGGCGGCGACGAAGCGGCTGACTCCTTCAGGGGTCTCGTCGTGGACTCCCAAATGCTTCTAGGCAACCTGTCTAGGCTGGAAAAGATTTACTCCGAGAACGCCATGCTGACGGGTTTCGGCTATAGCGAGGCCTCCACTGAGGCTAGGGCTCTTGAAACGTCCATCACCAAGGACTTCATGAAGGTCATGACTGGTAGCAAGGGTCTTGGCGGCAACGTGTCCGACAAAGACATCTCGTTTGCCCAGTCGATGACCCCCCAGCGAGCCTCCAGTTGGTTCACCCGTTTCAAGGGCAACGAACGTACGCTCCTCAAGAGAGTCAGGGCCATGACCATGGAAAAACTTAAGAACACCGCCAATGCGAACGGAGTGGACTTCTTGGCCGAAGACAATGAAGGTAACAGGACCACTCAGAACAGCATCTGGGACAACAATAGCATTACTTTTGATTAATGGACGCTCCGTACTCCCCTAAGGACCCCAACGACATCAACCAGACGGCCGCTTATGCGGCCGCTATTCGTGCCGCTGGTGGCAGGATGAGCCTGCAACCCTCCCAAGCCCAACCTAAGGAGGACCTGTGGGGTGACGCAGGCGTCGATAACGACGTCGCCAAGTGGTACGAGATGAACCCTAACAAGGGCATCGACCTGTCTAGGCCAGACGCCAAGGAGCATTGGGAAAAGTTGGTAGAGGGAATGAATAAGCGTCACACCGACTGGCTTGAAATCATCGGCGAGACTGGTGCCGAAATCGCAAAACTCCCCGCCACTTTGGTCGAGGGTATCGTCGAAGACCCAAACCCCATCAAGGTTGTCGGCGGTGCCGCAGAAGGCGTCGTCCGCTCCCTGCGAGACATGTGGGGCATGTTTGCCGAGTCAGAGAACCCGACCTCCCCACTGTTTAAGTTCAAGTCCGCCATTGGTGCCATCACCAGCGGCAAAATTTCCAAAAATTGGCAGGAGGAAGCCCAGCAGTGGAACCATGCCCGCAGGTACCTCTGGGATAGCAACAAAATCATGCAGGGCGACATGTCCGTTTACGAGGCCCTGCCTTATGTGAACATGGACAACGACACCGCAGAGACCCTGCGGTCCCTCAGGAACCCGAAGGTGGCCCACGCCATGTCCTTCTTGGGTCTTGAACTCGGCTCCATGATTGCGGCTCCGTTCACTGGAGGTGCCTCTCAGGCTCTTGCCGTAGGTGCGGCTACCAATATGGCTAGGGCTGGAGCGGCCCAAGCCGCAAAAGCCTCTTATTACGCTAGGGTGATGGGCACCCTTACCGACGCTGGTAAGAAGTTGGATTCATTGGCACATGGTGCCGCACTCAGGTCTACTGGAACGATGGCTACGGCCGCTTCCAAGGCTATTTCCATCCCTGCCAACATGGTCGAAGGGCTCGTGGGGGGCAACATAGACGCCATTGCTGGCAGGGCTGGGATTAATTCCGCACACGCTAGGAACATGGCACAGACTCAGGCCATCAACGGCTTGGCTGACATTGGTGCTGGCGAAGTCAGGCAGACTGTAGGCTATCTCGGCTCGCTTGGCCTCAGGACCACCGCCGAGTTGCTCGGAGAGTTCGGAGAGCAGGCCACCCTCCTTGCGGACGGCGTCATTACGGCCGACCAAATCAACGGCCTTACTGTCATTGAGCGTGTGGCTGGCAATAAACTCATGAGCCGCTCGGCTCAGAACGCCGCCAAGGCCATCAACGTCACAGTCGACCCCGTCCTCCAGATGTCCACTGCGGCATTGAAGCATGCCTACAAGGACTCCCTGTTCTTCGCTGGCTTAGGCTACATGAACGACAGGGAGCGGGGTATGGTCGGCGGTGCCACCATGGGCATGGTGTGGGGCGGATACAGCGGTGCTTTCAGGCATCTTTGGGCCAATGTCAGCGGTGCATTCCAGCACGAAAACTACATCAGGGACTTCGACACTCAGTTCATGCCGAAGATTGACAGCATGAACCCAGAGTTGGGCTCGTTCTTCAGGAAGATGACCACGGATGTGGATAGGGCTAAGTCCACTAGGGCTTCTTCCAACGTCAGGTATGTCGCACAGATGATGCACCTGATTATGGACCCTAACCAGAAGCGTAAGGCTGTCGGCTCTGCCCTTCCTGCGGCCGAGGTCCTTGCCTTGCTTGAGAGCAAGGGCTTGTCCGCACAGGGCATCACCAAAGATGCCAGAGGTTCGTTCTTCTTGGCACACGAGGCCTCTTCAGGGGAAATGGTGCCAGTAGTCTGGATGAACCCAGACATCTACAGACCTACCGACTTTGGCCATGAGGTGCTAAGCCACCTTCTCGTCTACAACCTCACCGAGCGTGGCCAATTGGGAAGGCATCTGCTTGAATACTTTGGAACTGGGGAAAACAAGGGCATTAGAACTGACAAGTTCATGGCTGAGACTGCCGCCATTAGAAATTCCCTTGAAATCGCAATCGAACAACTCGGCAGGGAAGGAGTTCTTGATGGCAATCCTCAGGCAAGGTCTTTGGCACAAGAGCGTGCCAAGCAAATTTACGCCGCCGACGCTAACACTGTAGGTAGCGTGAAGTATTTTGAGGATGCCATCAAGCAACTCAGGACCAGTTCTTACGGCTCAGAAATTGCCAGTTTTGAAAAATCAGGAAAGGACGGGCAACCGCTTATTTACTCTGAGGCGTACATCCCGTCCGTTGAAATCGCAAGAAAGTATGGTGCTGATGGCGTGATGAACCCTCTTAAATACATGTTTGAAGAGTTTGTCGCAGGCCATGCGGAAAACATGTTCGTTCACACGAACCTTCAAGACCTTTCTATTCCAGACAGTGACAGGCCCTTGAGGATGTACTTTGAACGAAAGTTCATTGAACGTCTGTCGAGGGTGTCGTCGGAGATGGAACTTGCTGGCATCAGGGCTAAGCATGGACCGATTGCTCCTGACGGCAGGCCTACCATTCAGGCTGAAATTTACGACGACGGCGTTTATAGGCGTCACCCAGAAGCCGATAACCTTCTGAAGAACATGATTCAGTCGGCGAGGTCGCTCAATGACGCACCCGTCCATCAACTCTCTCCTGAGATGCAGTTGGCCGTGGCCAAAAAGCACCGCAAGGAGTTCCTCTTTAACATCAGCGGCAACGGAGCCACGTTTAAGGGCGAGAAAGAACGCAACGACATGTCCGCCAAGTCTGCGGAAGGTGCGTTCAAGGTCTTCGACTCTCTCCCTGACGAACTGAAGCCCAAGTTTACTGTGGATGAGCACGGCAATAGGTCTGCCGACGTCTACACCATGAAGGACGAAGTGCTGGATGCACTTGTTACAAGCGGATACCTCGACGCCGAGTCTGCCCGAATCGCAAAAGCCTTTAGGGATACCTATCTTGGCTATGAGTCTTCTGGATTCACTAGCCCTAACATGTTCTATGGTCAGGCCCTTAACGCCAGCCATCGAACTGTTACGATGGGCAACCTGTTCAAGCGTATCTTTGGAGAGGACGTTCCCGTTACGCACAGGGTGTTCGTTCCTTTCGAACTTAAGGTAAGCCTCAGGACCACGGACTCGCAGGGCAGGCCCCTGAGGAAACCCCGTGGTGGATTCCTGACCACTGTCGTCGACTACACCGCCATTCACCGCAGGCAGTTGAAGATGTGGTCTAGGGCGGACGTAAAGGCACTTTTCACCAACATCGGAGAATTCAACGAGTTCTTCCACCATTACATGATGAACATGCTCAGGGAGCCTTCCGCTAGGGTGGACTCCGCTACGCTGTTCAGGCCAAAGTTCGGTGCTAATGCCGAGAAGGTCAGGGACATCATGTATGAGACCTTTGGTGCCAGCAAAAGGAAGGACGAGTCCTACTTCAATGCTCCCCGTGAAGGGTATTTCAGCGACCATGAAGACCCTAACTTCCCCATCCACTCGATGCGGCTGGAGAACCTCATCGGCGTCGAGAAACTTTCCGCATCCCCGTTCCCCTACCACCATGGCAGGTCTTACGAGCCCCTTAGGCGTAACCTGTCTACGGCTGGGTTTGAGGAAATCTCGGCCAATGTGTTCGCAAGCGGTCAGGGCTACAGGGTAATCAGGGAACGCTCCACTTCTGGAGGCGGCTGGAAGGTGTTCAGCCCGTTCGGCGGACTTGTCGGCAGGTACAACGAAAAGGACAAGGCATTCAAGGCGGCACAGAAGCACCTGAGGAAGGCCATGAATCCTGCGGACATCCTATCCCTGCCCTCGGAAGAAGGCTGGGAGCAGATGAGCAGGCCCGAAAGGCTCAGGTCGATTCAGGAACAGTCATACAAGGCCAAGGAATACTACGAAGCCAAGGGCATCTTGGCCAACAACGTTAACCTTAGCCTAGCCCCCGTTCGTGACGGAGGCACCACCTTCGAGCCTAAGTGGGTGGACGTTGATACTGTACAGCGTCTGTTCAAGTCGCTGATGGATGGAATCCCTGTCTCTTTCGGAGACTTCCTCCAGAACAAGAACGAACTCAGCACCTATCAGGAGTCCAATAGGCTGGCTTACAATCTCGGCATCGTACGAATCATGCCGAATCAGGACAAGGGCAACAGGGTAGACAGCAGGTACGTCGGCAAGTCTGTCAAATTGATGCCTCACATGACCAACGGAGAGGTCATGGTGTACGTCGATAAGAACTACTATTCCCTGCATCAAGCCAGCGGTACCGAGTTCCTGTTGCAGGACATCCAGAGCGAGATTCAGCACGTCGCCGAGGCGGTAAACCCAGACGCCATTACTTCTTCCTACATGACGCTTGAGCCAAAGGCTCTCGCTGACTTCGGAAACCACAGGTCTATTCAGACCCTGATTAACTCCTCAATCAAGGCCTTCCGTGAGGGCAAGGACACGGCGGACGAAAACGTCGTCGCCTACGTTCAGGGCAGGAACAAGATTATCAAGTCTGAGCAGTTCAGGGGACTTCTCGGTGCCACCTCCGCCGCCGAACTCAAAACGGCCTTGGATGGACTAAATAAGAACAGCGAAATCCCAGCCGATTTCAGGACGTCCGTCAGGCAGATTGCCGCCGCCATGGGCTTCCCTTCTGGACAGCCCACTAGGGCCGAATTAAAGGCTTGGAACGACAAGGGCCACAAGGAGTTCATCTCCGTCATCAGGGAGGCGAGCATGATGCTCATTCCCGACGACATGAACACCGCCAAGATTATCAAGGGTTACGACAGGAAGGGAAACCTTGTCGTCGGCATCGGCACCACCAAGGACGTCACCACACATGCCAAGGCACTTACCAAACTCCTTTCTGCCATTGATGGAGACGAGGCGGCAAGCCGTGTTGCGGAAGGGCTTAAGACCGCATTCGCCCATTGGGCACCTCAGATTTCCGAGACTGGAGACATCGCAAGCAGTGAAATCGGTAGCGTTCCTAGGAGGTCTGTCCAGTTTGCCACCAAGGAAGGCATCAGGCGTCAGGAAATCATCTCCCCAGAGTACACCGCAGAGAACCTAGGCGAGGGAATCTCCGACCACCTGTTCATTATCGGCGGTCAGGACATGCAACTGCTTAACCCTAATGGCATGGTCACTGTCATCAGGAACGGCAAGACTGGCATCAAGGGCGGCACGGACGCTGGCACTATTCCCTCCGCAAGACAGCCAAGGGGAGCCATGAAGGCCGCTTCCTTCAGCAAGAACTTCGGCTCCATGTCTCAGCATGACGCCCTCGTCGCCGACGGAATCAGGGATACTTGGTTTGCCAAGGAAACACTGCCTCAGAAACTTTACCACCTAGCCACGAGCCTTGTGGCGTCTGACAAGAGCAAGGACCAACTCGTATCCAAGGTGTGGTCTGAGTATATGAGCAAGGGAGACCACAAGGAACTTGCCCGTGCCTTCATGGACCTTGCCGATGAGACCAAGATTCAGAGCATCAGGCATATGGCTCAAGCCACCCTAGGCCTTGCGTTGGCCATGGATGAGGGCTTGATGCGTAGGAGGTTCGAGGAGAGGTGGGGCGAGCAGTCCGCCTCTAAGGATTACGCTAGGGCCGAAAGCCTGTTCATGGACCAGTATTGGGATGAAGCCGTAGCCAACTACAACATTTCGGCCCAGACCTATTGGAACGTCGGTGCGGAGAAGACTGTGATTGAAGGCCACTATGAGACTGCCGCCTCCAGCCAGTTCCACAATGCCTTCAAGAAGGCTGGCGACGCACACATGGCGGAAATTGCCAATCTCAGGAAGACTAGGGACAAGTTCCATGGCCTAGCCAAGAGCAACTTCTCCATCGGCGGGGTTGACATGCTTACCGCAGACAGGCGTAGCGAAGTCATCAAGGCTGGCTTAGCCAAAGAACTGTTGTTTAACGGCAAGAGAGTTCTCGCCTTTGAGTTCTCAGACGCCGAAGCCTACCTCAACACTTCTTCCGTAGAGGGACAGCCCCACATGCTCCCGTTCGCTGGCATGCCAGACGCCGAAAAGGCGTTTGCTGACTATGCCTTTGAGGTGAAGCGTAGGGCGGCTGACGACAGGCTCCCCAAGTACATCCCGCACAGCACACCCATCGGCAAGGAAACGACGCTGGGCAAGGTGTTCGGGCATGACTCCATGTACTATTACTACCCAGAGATGAAGGACGTCAAAGTCCGCTGGTATGATGGTCATGGCGGTGCGGCCGTCAGGCTGATGAACGACGAGTATGTCATCGAACTTGGCATCCGTTCGTTCGCTTCTGCGGCCCTCAACGTTAAGCACGACATCGACGGCATGGTCTTCAACGACCACACCTCGCTGTCCAGCAGGTTCGTCGCCACCAACCCTCTTGCCTCCATAGTCCTGCACGAGGCACAGCACGTCCTTCAGGAGAAGGCTGGCTGGATGAACGAGCATGGCCACATCATGCACATCAACAGGGAGGTCGTGCTCGGCCATTACGCCAACCTGCTTGGCATCAGGAGTAACTTCTCGCTGTCCGAGCAAATCGGAAAGAGCATCGCCGCCGACAGCCTATGGTCTGACGCAGACAAGACCGCCGCCCGTGACGTCGGAGAACTTGCCAACAGGCTGGCTTTGGCAAACGAATCTCCAGTAGTCAGGCATCTCAACATGAGGGCAGGTCACCTTATGAAGACCGCCATGAGGAACTTTGCGGGCATCATTGCCTCTGAGGCTGACGCTGGCCGCATTGACAGAGAAATCGCCAAGAAGGTGCTAGACCTGCAGGCTGAGGTCGGCAGGGCCGAGTCCCCTTCTGAGTACCTTTCCGCTTACAAGAACATGATGAAGATAAGGGAGAAGGTCAGAAGGACCAATGCCCAGTACTCCATCAAGTCTCACTTTGACGTCGAATTCAGGGCCGCTACGTCCGCACTAGGACTTGTCAGGAGCGTCGTGGCCATGGAGCACTCCACGCCCGAGCAGAGGGCACTCCTTATCAGGCAGTCCTTAGAGGACTACATCGACCTCAACTACCTCATCAGGCCCGAGGAACGGATGGCCCGTGAGACCGAGGACAGGCGTATGCTTACTCAGAGCGAACTCGCCGAAAAGCCTAGGAAGTACACGGCCGACATCCTGCCCGAAGGTTCTGTGATGGCCATCATCTCTAACGCCATCGGCAAGTCTGACGTCATCACCCCCTCTCAACTCATGGAAGGGCAGACTAGGGGGCTTGACGCCTTCGAGGCTGGAGGACGCAACCCAGTCCATGTCGTCATGCAGTCCATCGGCGGCATAGGCGAAAAGGCCGAAGACAGCCAAGGCTTTGCCATGATGGGCAAACTATCGCTGGTAAGGCACATTTTGGCCCGTGCCTCGGATGAACTGACAATGCTCAACAGGTTCGTTGTCTCTGAGCGTGGCTGGGCTGTCGAAGACGGCCGAATCACCCTCAAGACTGGCAACTACATTGTCGAAGGAGACTATGAAGCCGCCGTTCGTAGGTTCAGTCAAAAGTTCGGCACCTTGCACCAGTATGACAAATACGACAGGTCCGAAAGCAACAGTTACGTCGTCCCGTTCGAGACCAAGGAAAACGGCACCTACACCATGGCCGAAATCTTGGAAATTGCTGGTGCTAAGGTCGCCTCCGAAGACGTCCTGTCTCTTGGAAACTCGTTGATGGACTTGGTGGCGTCTGACGAATTCCCGCCGATGTTCAAGGTCGGTGAAGTCATGGGGCTTCTTTCTGGAGAAGGAGACAGGAAGTACAGCAAGGAAGCGGCCGATGCCGTTCTCCTTAACAGGGTGGTCAGCAGTCTGGATAAGGACATGGTCCTTACTAAGAATGACCTGCTGAACATTTTCGCCTATAACCACCATCAGACTAGGCTTCCTTATTCCTCTTCTAGGAAAGGATTCGGCATCGGTGAGGTTGTAAGCCCAGAAGTAATGGCTAGGTCCAAGGAAACCGAAAACGCCCAGAAGTTAGTTAAGGCATTTGGTGACCGCTCTAGGGCTTTTGCCGAGCGTACCATGATTGGCGATAACTCGACTCAGGTCTTTTCGTACGAGTCTAAGGACTTCGTCATTGGCAAGTTCGTTCTTACTGGAACCGAATACAAGTTCTCCGTGCCGTCTCTCGAAACGTTCATTCACGGAGAGGCTGACAAGGCCGCTGTCGCACAAATCAAAAGCCGCATAGCAAAGGGCCTGTCTTCTAGGTTCCAGCGTGAGACCATCGAGAATGTCGGAGGCTCTACGAGCAACAGGGACCTAGTAAGAAAACTTAACAACAGGCTCGAGCGTATGTCCTACATGATAAAGCCGATGCTTGAGGCTTTTGCGGACAACATGCTCAGGGTGGGAGAACAGGACAGGAGCATCAAGTCAAAGATTGCCCTGCTGATGCTGACTGAAATTGAAAAGTCCCTCATCAGAACGACTCCTTGGGAAAGCATTGGTGCACAAGAAACGTCAAACCAAACCAAGCCTTCTTACATTGGTGCCGTCTCGGGCTCCGTGTCTGGCAGTTATATCCAAGGCGGCTTGAACAGAATCTACGGCAAGACATCAATCCTGTCAGATAGTTCGGACCTAGGAGGAACGGGAAGGGGTGAGACCTATCAGTTGCCGTTCTCCAACCCAAACATGCCGTCACTTAGGACACTTGCTGGCGGCTTCATGCTCCAGCACCTCGGAGAAATGTCTGATGCAAACACTGGATTTTCACGTGTTGAGACTGGACTTGAGTTCCAGCCCAGCGGAAATCGTACGTCCGCCGAGATTACGGCGTATGGAAACCTTAGTTACTTGGACAGGGTAGGTGCGGACAGGAACATCAGGAGCGTCATAAAGGACGGCGGAGCGGAGGCAATTTCGTTCCAGATGTCCACGCTTCACAACAACTGGAGCACCGAAGACTCGATTGGCAACATCGCTACTAGGCTTCAGGAGGCAATCGAAGTCGGTGAAGAAGGGCTTCTGAACATCGAACGCATGATTGACGAGGTCAATGGCTTCAAGAACTACCTAAGCGACAGCAGTTTTGATTTTGACGACTACAGTTACGGAACCTTCGTCAAGCAGGAGTTCGAAAAGGGCGTTGCGGCTGGCTTAACAAAGGAGCAGTCAATCGAAGCCCTTGCCGACAGGCTTGAAGTCAGAAAGGCCGAACATAAGGCCCGCTACGCCGACATGGCTAAGGTGATGCAGATGCAGTTAGACGAACTCAGGGCGGTAAGCCCGTTGCACCCACTTTACCAGCAACAGGGTGCACACCAGTCTGGGCTCATAGACTTCGGCTCCATGATTCGAACGGGCTCCACCAGAAGGACCAACACGACTGGCGTCTCTATTATCACCCACGGGAAGGATTCGTTCGTCGACGTGGACGTGGCACTGGCAGACTCTGACGCACCCACTTCCGTCACTCTGGAGTCCTTCAATACCTCCAATGCCGTTCCTAGGCACGTCGTCCTTCAGGCCAATAAGAGGGCGTTCAATATGGAGGCGAAGGTCACTGGCATGTACGGCGGCTCCATCTTTGAGTCCCCCTCTGCCACTCAGCCGACAATCACCCCGTCCATGAGGTATGACGTGGAAATGGATTTCATCACGAGGTCTATTTACAACGCAGAAGGAATCCTTGAGGCCCCTCCTTCCAACATCGAAAAGATTCTGGATGGCACGATGTTCCTCAGCCAGAACGTGTTTGCTTCTCTCCACAATGACGCAGGAGGCGAATCCCTCATCCAGTGGGCATTGTCCAATAGGCGTGACCAGATTCAGGCCGACTACAACACGGGCGGAGTGTTCGACAACATGGGGCGTCAAAGCCAAGACCCCGTCCTTCATCCGCAAGGCATGAGGATTAACCGAGCCGTCCTAGGAAACCTTGTCGCCCCCTACGTACTGTCCCATGACCTAATCGGCTTCGCAGAAGCCAAGGAAGGGCACATAATGAACGTCCGTAACACCCTTGATGTCGGACCATACCATGAATTGGTGGCCATGGCCGAGACCGCCGACATGCGTGACAGGGCTCAGGCTAACGCATTCAACGAACTTCTGAGCCAGTGGTTCCTGATGGTGGACAAGAACAACCTAAGCAGGTTGCTGTACGAGTCCTCTTCCACGCAGGCAGTTGACGGAGTCATGCTAAGGCTGAACGTCCTTCAGGGCGTGAAGATGTCAAAGGTCAGGCCTGAAAGGTCTGCCGAGTTCATCAGGGCCGTAGACGAAGGTGCCACCTATGGCTACGACCACCTGTACGGAGACAGCGAAATCTACAAAACTCAGGCCAAGCAGGGCCTGCCTGCAGAAGTAATCAAATACGTCAGCGAGCAAATCTCTTCTCAGGGCATAGACCAAGAGTTCTGGCGTGGTTATTTCTTCGGCGTCGCCGCCATGAAAAAGACCAAGACCCGCAGTCCTAGGCCGCATGCTTACAGGCGGGACGGAAAACTTGCCGTCACTGTACAAGGCCAAGAGCCCATTCTGAAGGTCAGGCGTAACCTAGAAAAGAAACGTCGTTCGAAGTCCTACGGAATGGATGTCGATTCCATTGACCTTGAATCTTCGGACGGCCATGACCCAGTCATCGGTTCATTGTTCGGCGGAAATAACAGTAGGGTTGCTTTCAAGGACACCGAAGCGGCCGCCATCAAGCGTGGCACTGGATATGTCACTGGGGTACGCCCAGAAGAAGTAGACATGCACACCGCCATCACTGAGATGGCCACCCGACAGGCTTTAGAAAACGAATACGTCGACACTCAGGGTTCGTTCGGAGTCAAGGATGCTTGGCTTGTGGACACTCTGGACAAAACCCTGTCCGTAGGCACTACGGGCAGAGGCAAATACGCACTTAGCCTTAAGACTAGGAAGGCAAACGTGTCCAGCAGGGTACGCAGGGAATTGATTGTTAGCAGGCTCGCTTCCATCGCTTCTGCCATGGGCAAAGAGACCCTGTCGGTACAGCCCGCTAGGTTCAGTGCGGCAAGGAGGCAGTCTTTGAACTACGTCGGACTCCCGAATGAAAGCCGCCGTGCTGACGCATTCTATGCAGGCCACGTGCAAAGCAACTCTTGGAGCGGCATGCCGTTCGACTCCGCAATAGCGGCAGAAAGGGACAAGCCCAAGGTTGGTTTCGCTTGGACTAGGCTGGAGGACGGAAGAATCATGCTGAACATCTCTCCGAATACGGATGTCAGCGGATACTACGACGGCATCTTCAGCGACAATTACGTGAACGCCCTTGGCTATTCCCATAGGCGTACGCTTGGCTGGGACGTTCAGAGCAAGACGCTCATTCCGCAGTCCGCTCACCACGCACTCCCCATCTTCGGAACCTATTCTACCGAATTCAAGAACAAGGCGGGTGCCATTCAAGCGAGCGTCGCAAAGTTAATGGATTTCAGTTCAGCCCCAGTCCTCAGACAGCATGAACTGGCCGCTAGGTCCATGGCTAAGCGAGCCCTCCTCGGAAGGCTTGGCGGAAACTCCCGTGTGTCTGGAGTCAGTTCCCATCTCTCGCCCGATAAATTCGGCCAAGGCGTAAAGTCGATTGCCAAGATTAGGGAGGGAAGTGACGCACTTGATTTTGCCTCCCTTGAATTGAGTAACTCCGAGCACGTAGGCCAGTACACTGACCTGAGCGACTTGCTCATGTCCAGTTCTCCAGAGAATTCCTACAGCACCATTATCCTGCCAAAGAACGCAACGCTCGAAGACATTCAGACTGCTTACTTCACCATGGCGGCTTACCACGGCATGGCCTTGAAGAATCAGGACAAGATGCAACAGGTCATGAGGATGGAGCACTACCTCAGGAGGGGAGAGTCAGACAACCCTTGGGCTGGCCAGTTGTCTTGGGGTGGGGCGATGTCCCAAGACAACGTCATTTCGTTCACGAAGATGCTCAAGATGCACGAAGAGCAGTCCCTTGCCGCACCCAAAGAGGGCGGCATGCCAGCCCTCAAGGGGTACAGGGTGTCGGAAGTTGCCCACTCTGGATACGACCCGACCGCCGAGGTCAACAGGGTCGCCAATCAGTTGGTCATGTACAATCCGCAACTCCTGTCTGACATCGGCAGGCTTAGCGAAAGGCTTACTTCCAGCGACAGCGGATACTACATGCCTGACGTCGAGCGTGGCATCGCCATGAACGGAGACAGGTCTGCCGTCATCGGCATGCTGATGCCAGACCAGCCACACCTTGAAAGATACGCTTGGGATTCCAGCAAGAAGCATAACCTGACCATTATTCGCAAGAGCGACAAGAGCGGATACATGGTGGGCCATGACGTAGTTTCTGGCGTCACCGAGGCTGGCATGGTCAGCAAGACCAGAAAGGTAATGGCATTCAGGACCGAAGCGGAAGCGAACAAGTACAGGGACAGCGTGCTTGCTGGCGGCGTCGAAGCCGAAGTGCCCGCCGCCCTGTTCAGGGAGGGCGAGTATCAACTTACCGAACATGAAGCCGAGAAGGCTTACGGACCCAAGAGCGGCAAGGCCGACGTATATGCTGGGCTTGCTGTCTCGGACGAGTTCATCACCAAGGGTAAGACTGAAACCTCCCGTGTGTACGCCAATGACGGCAAGTTCTACGTAGGCAACATCGACACTCCGTTCGACACCAAAGCCGCCGCACAGGCCGCACAGGCTATGTTGCTCAAGCCTGAGTCTATCACTGGCAAGGCCCCTCAGAGGCGTAGCGTCAGTCTTTCTACTGGTGGCGTCGGACAGTTCGAGCACGACATCAGGCGTGGCCTGCAGTTCGGCATCGGAGGTTCCTACATCCAGTTCGCACCTAGGGCCCTTAACGTCCTCAGGACCGCTCTTGTTCCCATGCTGGAGAAGAACAAGCATGGTGCCACCAAGAAAGTCAAGAAGGCCGTCGAGGTCGCCACGGGCAACGAATGGTACGAGATGTTCGTCGAGAACGCAGTTTCCAAGAATGAAATGCGTGTGCTTGGTCTTGCCGAGTTTCTTTACGACAACAAGGACAACAAATTGACCAAGATGGAGGTGGCCAAGTTCCTGTGGGCCATGTACCCGCAGACTGGCCGCAGGGCTGACGAGATGCCCGCTTCTCCTTACCTCGCTAGGGTCAATTCCCCCAGCAAGGCAGTCGCCTCTGCCGCAACCCGATTCCACAGGGAGCGTGAGAAACACCTCAGGTTAATTGAGGAAGAGATTGAATCCGCCGCCGAGGAAGAAAAGGGCCAGATGGTGGCTTATCTTGCCACTGTCAGGAAGATGCACGACGAGGCTCTCAGGACCGCCCTCGAACAGTTCTACGAAAAGGAAGCCGCCAAGCAGATGGTCGAGGCTGGCCCAGAAGGGGCCAAGACCATCCTTGAGAGTGCGTCCAAGGAATACCCGAGGAAGACGGCAGAAACCGAGGCACTCAGCGTAGACAACGAAAACTTCGTGCGGCCTAAAGGTGCTGGCGAAGTAATTTCGGAGCCTGTCCTTGAAACTTACAGGCACATTTTCAATGACGCCTTTGCCAAGGCTAGGCTTGAAGCCGTCGGCAGGCTTGCTGGATTTGATTTCGAAATCCCAGACTTCAGGTCAAGCACCACGCACCTCGACGTCATCAACGACTGGGGTGCCAGCGAAGCAGAGCCTGTCATCGGCCTTGGCAACAAGACCAACAGGAATGTCTTCCCTCAGGCTGACTTGGAGGCGTACCCGTACAACATTCAGTACAACGCTGGCCAGCCAGACTATGCTGGCTATACCAGTGGCGTGGGTCAGTACGGATGGGACACCCTACATACCTCCATGGGCCTTGAGAAGGCCAATGCCTACATCGCCAACCTTAAGAGGATGAGAGAAAGGGTGGGAGACAACGCCGAAGAAGCCGCTAGGCTGGACATGCAGATTGCCTCCATTGAGCGAATCATGAAGGTCAAGTCCGTCGCCCAAAGCAGGATGGCCAACTCTGGCCACAAGAACACGCCCCGTGGAACCATGCAACTTGGCCACGCCCGCCACAGCGACGTCATCGTCACTGCGTACCACAGGGCGAACGCCAACCTCACCGAGGTGGGCAACTCCCTGTCCATGAGCCGTGATACCATCGCCGCACTTGGCATTGAGGAACTACAGTCAGACAGGTACCAAGGCTCGACGTTCGGCCCTCAGCCAGACGCATTCCTTGGCTCTGACTTCAAGTCCGTCGAAAACAGCAAGTTGTTCGCAGAACTCAAGACCCTCAGGGAGCAGGTTCTGGCCGAGAGGGACAGGCTGGAGTCCGTCGCAGACCCGCTCAAGTACGTCCAGTCCAGCGTCAAGTCCAAGCACAAGACTGTAATCAGGCGTGTCATCGCTGATAGGGAAATCAGGAAGGCCACGCCGTTCTTGCTTTACGCAGTCGCCATCAACAAGGGATTAGTCGGCGAAGAAAACGGAATCGTTCTGGACTTTGAAAAGACCCACAAGGTATCTCCAGACACCGCAAAGAAGTACGGCCTCAAGGACAACAACATACCCACTGTCGTCTTCACCGAAAAGTACGAGGGTGCACTTCACGAGTCCATGCTCGAACTTGTCCACCAAGCCGAAAGCGGACAGTTGCACTACGGAGCCATGGGAGAAGTGTACGGATTCGGCATGGGGCGAGTTTTGGGATTAGCCGCCACCACTCTGGACAACTACTGGCACTACATGTCCGAGAACAGCACGGACAACCTCGTCAGGTACATCGCTTCCGTCGGACTTCAGTTCAACCCAGAGTTCATGGGCAAACTTGATTGGCTTGGCGAGTACTACAAGAACGAGTTGGATTACAACGATGCCGCAAAGCATGGCGTCAACTTCGACAAAATTGCTCTAGAGTCTCTTCTGGACTTCAGGCGTAGGGTCGAACGTTTCGAAGCCCGCACCGACCAAGTGAGGGAGTGGAAGATGAAAACGCTCATCGGCATTAAAAGGGCTGAGGAGTTGTACTATGAGCCCGCACACCTGCTGACCGACTTCAGGAACAAGCGTGACTTGCATTCCAAGATTCATGAGCCGTGGCAACCAGAGGCCGCTTATGCCAGCGAGATTAGAGTAGATTACAAGCGTCCATACAGGATTGAGGGCCAGAGGATTACCAACATTGCCTCAAACATTGAAAGGTATGTCCGCATGGAAGACTTGGTCGAGTTGGGCATATCTCCTGACGACATCGTGCAGAACCAGAGGAAACTCATGGCGAAGATGCGTTACATGGATTACAACTTTGTCGAACTGACTCCCGCACAGGCTGTCGCCATGGACATCAGGCTCGTTGGACAGGTTCTTGGCGTAACTGCCGAGCAAGCCGCTGAACTCATGGCCAAGAGGGATTCTGCTAGGAGTTACATCAATGAGACCTTTCTTAAGGTTCTCACCAAGCCAGAGGAAGTTACTTTCCCCGAACTTGACCGCCTTGGTGATTACGGAATGAAGGTAATTCAGGCCGTCGACATCGACTTCGACAACACCAGCGGAAACCCCGTATCAAGGGCTCGTGGCTCACAGCATACCGAGTCTAGGACGCTTCTCGGCAAGATGTTCGAAATGAACGCCGCCGCCATCGTGTCTGTCTATCGTGCCAATGTTCCCGACCCAGTCATGGAGAAGGCGAAAGCACGTATCGTAGAGATTGAGGCCTTGGTGGGCAAGGTGGACTCCGACGCCTTCACATACCCAGACACCATTCCTCTCGGCGAAGATGGTGCTTATCGTGGCGTCATGACCAACTGGTATGTCATGAGGGCACTGCAGAACAGAAAAGACGCCCTCGTGGTCATGGACGCCCGCCATCACAGGAAGCGTTACGACTCCAACAGGAACATCGTCGGCCTGTTCAACCTAGGCGGAGGCATCATCGCCCCTATTAACATCAGCGGGTTCAAGTACTCAGAGTTCATGGCGGCTGGTTACATCATGCATGAAGCCAAGAAGCGTACCACTCACGGAGGATTCCTTGAGGCACTGCACAACGGAAACCTGCACCAGATTCCCGATGCGGAACAGTTCCTTTCGAATGAGAAAAAGATTACTTGGAACAACGTAGAGGGCCTTCTTGAAGACCACCTGATGGAGTCTGCTAGGGAAATCATCGACGAACTTCCCATGTTCACCTCGGGCAAGACGGCCATAGGCATGAGGGCTTCTGTGAAGTCCGTCATCGACTTGGCCCTCAAGCACTCGAATACTTACAGGGACAGTAGCCAAGCGACCCTCAAAGGACTCGTGAAGGCTACGAGGTCTGGCTCAAGGACCCCCGAAAGCATCTTCGAGCAAATCAAGTCGTCTGGCATCACGGACGGAGCCGACGTCGCCAAGCGTGTGGCTACCCACATCGCCAAGCCTCAGGGCGTGTTCCTCAGCGTTCCCGTAGGCAGGACCCACGGATATGCCACAAACTATGGTGCACCGCTGTGGCATAACAAAATCTACTACGCAGGCATGCATGACGCCCTCGTCAATCAGGTGTCGCATGACGCTTTTGAGACGCCTGACATCATCATGGTCGACGGAAAGTACTCCATCATCGACAAGAAGACTGGAAAGCCCATCGCCGAAGGCATCGTGTCATTCAACGAGGCTCAAGAGAAGGCCGCTCAAAACGCCAAGTATCTTGGTGCCGTGCCCATCGTCTCTAACTTCCTGAAGTCGTACAAGGGAATGGGTGCTTATGCCATGGAAGCGTTCATGCTGACTGGACACGGGCCCTCGTCGATGGCCCAGACCATGTCCAACAAGTTGTTCTCTACTGCGGACGCTAGGTCCAGCGGCAGGCAGGTGGCGTTCGGTGGAATGACCATTGCTGGCGGCATGGCTGGTGCCGAGTCGGGCAACTTGCAGAACCAGATGACCACTTCGTTCGGCTCTAAGACGCCGACGGAAGACTTCATGAAGCAAGGGACCAACATGGGCCTGAACAGGGAAGACGCCGTGCACGGACTGTTCGGACCTGACTCTGGAGACCCTGCCTCTACGGCCATGGAAAACTCCGTGGCCATGCATGCCATGGGACTAAGGGCTACCAGCAGTGCCGACGAAGTTGCGGCGGCGACGGCTAGGATGGTCGGCTTCACTGGTCCGATGCTCGTCATCAGGCCCAAGTACCCGAACGCCAATCACGTGGCAGAAGCCAAGAAGATGATTGTCCAAGGCATCCCGTTCATGTCCCTCCGAGGCGTGGACTCCAATCAAGCCATGACCAAGCAGGCCGTGGAGATGTACAAGTTCTACACCGCAGGCAGAGGCCAGAAGCGAGATGAGCCCAGACCCGAATCTAACTAAGACTGTCGAAGACCTCAAGGAGGGTGGCTGGCTCATGGCCGCCCTCGGAGCCCTTGGTGCTTTGGTCAGGTTGCTGGTCAGCGACGAGGCTCACAGTTGGGTGGTGTGGACTAGGCGTACCATTGCTGGAGCCATCATCGGCATAATTGCTTATTTCATTGTTCATGACATGGTGCCTCCAATCTATGAGGCCGTCATCTACAGCGTTGTCGGAACGTTTACTTCTGAAATTCTTGAGGTCATTCGCCGCCGAATCGTCCGTACCAAATGAGATACTTCCTGCTTCTTCTGCTGTGCGGTTGCACGGCTCCAAAGCCCACGGCACCACAGCCAGAGCCCCCAAGCAAGGACAAGGACGCTTACGTCGACAGGCTGGAGCACGAGGCTAGCGAGGGAGCCGCCGCCATCATCGTGGCCAAGAAGAACGTCGAGGGTAAGGGCAAGCCGTTGCTCGACCTGACCGAGACTAGGCTGTCGGGCATCAAGAAGCCCACCGCCGAGCAGGTGGACAAGTTCGACAAGACCATAACCAATTCAAAAGCGATGGAAGCCGAGCAAGCCAAAGCAAAGAAGGTCGACGAAGAGACAAGCAGGATGGCCAAGGTAATCGCAGAGAAGGACAAGGAGAACCAAGACCTCAAGAACAGCATCACGGCCATGAAGAAGGAGGAGTCATGGAAGCAGGTGCAGGACAAGTTCCTGTTCATGTCCATGGTCTTTGGCTTTGCTGGTGCCGCCTTCATCGTGGCTAATACGTTCATCGGTAAAGGCCTGAAGGCTGGCGTCGTTATGTTTATGTTGTCCGCCGTCTGTGCGGCCACGCCGTTCGTAATCAGGGACATGGTCGAGGCATGGTGGTTCAAGTGGGCCTTTGGTGCCTGCGTGGTCCTAGGAATGGCTTACGGCATGTACGCTGGCCTGCATACGCACCGAGAGGTCAAATGCCGCTTGCGTCCCAAGGACGAGCCTTCACAGTAATGGCGTGTTGGCTGTCGTGGCCTTCATGTATGTGTCGTGGGGTGGCTAAGCCTTAAAGGGCCGTTTATCGGCCCGCCTTACACGGGCACAAAAAAGGGACCCGAAGGTCCCTGTTGTTTTGCTGGCTCGTGCCTTAGCCGTTGAGTGCCTTGAAGACGAACGAGATTTGGTCGAGCGTCTCCTTAGGCACCGAGACCATGGTCGGCTTGACGACCTTGACCTTCACCTTGGCCTGCTTGGCCTGAGCCTTTTCCTGCTTGGTCAGGGAAGGCGTCAGGTGCGAAGCCGTCAGGGGCGAAGTGCCGTTGTCACGGCAGAACTTCCTGAAGGCGACCTCACGGATGAGGGCGGCTCGCAGGATGTCCGAGCGTGTGACGCCGTCGAGGAGGCACTGCTCCTCAAGCAGTTGGACGAGGGACTTGGAGACAGCACAGGTCACATTGACCTGACCGACGAGTCCCTTGAGTTCCTTGGCGTACCGAGGACGCTTAACACGACGCTCGGGGTGCTTCAGACCCTTCTGCTTGGGCCAGTAGCCGTGTTTCTTCGGCTCCTGATTGGTGATGGCCTGAGCGGAGTGCTCGACCTTGTTTTCTTCTGGTGTGCTCACGTATGTGCGTATGCTGGGTGGAAAGGTTTTGGCCCTACTAGGAATCGAACCTAGATTAAGCGTTTAGGAAACGCCTGTCCTATCCGTTGAACGATAAGGCCAAAGTGGATTAGAACGGAACGTCGTCGCTGGTCGTGTCAGGCTTGATGGGGCCGTTGCGAGCGTCACGGATGGCGTCGAGGGCGGCTCGGAGGCTCAGGTCCACGTCAGGGATGGGCTTGCCGTTGTAGGACTTCGGTTGCCATTCCTTGATGTACCAGTCGAGCGAGTTCTTGGGCAGTTGAGCGAGGGACTGGCCCTTGTTCTTGCCGAAGTGCAGGATGGTACCGAGGGCGTCGACGAGGCTGGGGTCGTTGGACTCAGCCTTCTTTTCCACGGGCTCAGCCTTGGGCTTGGAGACGGGCTTGGGAGCCTCGGCCTTGGGCAGTTGGATGAGTTTAGGAGCAGGGATGGTGCGGACTTCCCTGTCGGCTTCTGCGTCATCATCAGAGGTGGCGAGATTTGCCACGCTTGCGATGGCGTACCGCCTTAGGTACGAGACCAGTGAGCCGACGTCCTGACCCTTGACGCCTTCGGCGACGGGCATGAGGATGGTGCGGGACACGTAGCCTCCAGACTCGTGTATGACCATGGTCTCGACGCCGACCTCGCCACGATTGACGTTGTTCGACACAGGGAACTGCACGATGGCGAGTCCGTACTGGGCGAAGATTGCCTTGGTGGCGGAGATGTGGGCTCCGAGGGTTGCGTAGGCGTTCTTGTGGAACGGGTTGGTGGCGTCTGCTACGACGTCACGGGTGCGGCTGACCGCCTCGGCGTAGGCCTTGGCGAATTCTGGCGTGATGTTTGTGCTCATTTGGTGTGGGTGATGGTGAAGGATTTGTCGTCGCTGTTGACGTGGTTGATGATGATAAGCCTCATGTAGTCGGCCCTGCTGACGCCGATTTTCTCGGCGGTGTCGGACAGACGTTTGGCTACTTCGGGTGGGACCTTGACCCAGAGGAGTCTGGGTCGGGTGCGGCGTTCTTCCGCTCGCTGGATTTCTTTGTCGGTTTTCATGGTTGGTGGAAAAGTTCTTTGAGGTGCTTGGTCAGTTCAGGGCCACGGACCTTCGGGTTCTTCCACGAGATGTAGTTCAGCCCAGTGTAGTTGGACTGCCACTTGTGGCCGTAGATTTTCATGGCGTTGGCGAGAGAGCCCCACGAGGTGTATCCGCCTTCGTACAGTTCCTTGCAGAGCCTGTACAGATTGTCGTCGTTGGCGATGACATGGGCGGTCCAGTAGGTTTCGTAGTTGGACCAGCCGTTGTGCGGCACGTCAGCCTGTGCAGGCTTGGTGATGTTCTTGGGAGAGTCCATTAGTCTCGGTAGGTCTTGTTGATGAACCAGCGGAAGGATTCGTTCAGTCGGTCGACGCAGATGTCAGAATCTTTGTCGAGGTAGACTGGCTTCTTCCTGTACTCGGCTCGTTTGGCTTTGACGTAGTCCCGAAGTTCCTTGCGGAGTTCGGCTAGGGCCTTGTTAAGCGTGGCCCGTCGCTCTTTGTTGTTCTTCATGTGTGTGTGTGTGGGAAATTGATGGGGGCCTTGCTCCCCCGATGGATTACTTTGCCTTGGCTTCGAGAGCCTCGACCTTGGCCGTCAGTTCTTCCAGACGCTGTAGGACAGCGTTGTGGAGGTGGATGACAGCAGAGGCCTTGCTCAGGTCGAGGTCGGAGAACTTGATGCCGAGGCCCTTGATGACGGGGTCGGTGAGGTTCTGCTTCTCGGCCTTGATAACAGCGATTTCCTTTTCGAGGTCCTCGATGCGAGCATTGACGGCGTTGATGTTGATTTCGCTCATGCGTGTGTTGGTTGGTTGTTGTCGGTTATTCCCTGTTGTAGCAGGGACGAGATAGATAGATGTGTACCTTTTGTAGTCGGGTGCAACTTATTTTTGCACTTTTTTCAGGGGGTCCTGCGGCTTCCACTTGTTTTTGGCGTACAACGACTTCCACATCTCACGAATTTCGGCCATGGTCTTGTCCATGACCTTTTTCTCGTCTGGAGTCAGCAGTTTAAGGCTGGGCTTCAGTCTTTCGGGTCTACGCTTCTGGGTCATCGGGCGGCTACACGCTCGAACAGGTCGCTGTCCTTGAGACGTGCAACGAACGCCGCACCAGTCTCCTTGTCATGGAATCGCTCCATGAGCGTGTCGCCCGTCAGGTTCGTAGTGATAATCGTAGGACGCTTGTGCATGGTACGCTGGTCGATGAGGGCGAACAGGCACGAGGCCATGCGGTCAGTCATCTTCTCCTTGCCCATGTCGTCGAGGAACAGGAGCGGCACGTTGGTCATGTGGAGCATGGTCTTATCCCACGTGCTATTGCCCCACGATGCGGCGATGCGGGCCTCCAGTTCGAACATGGTCAGGAACAGATACCTGTTCTTGTACTTGTTCTCATTCCACAGCCTGTTGGCGATGTACCAAGCCGTACGTGTTTTTCCCTTACGTGTGGTGCCGTGAATCAGCAGGCCTTTGCCGCTGGGCAGGTAGTGCTCGGCCACCATCTGCAGTTCGCCCAGACGCTTGGGGTCCGTATCGGCGAACAGTTCGGGCATGGGCGTCTCAGGTTTGGGCTCCTTGGGCATGCCCACAGTGAGTACCATCTTGTTCCAGTGGACCATGCAGGGAGTGCACAGAGTCTCATAGATGGCCACGCCACCCTCCCCGTACTCACGCACGTGGCAGGTGTTGTTGCAGTTGAAGTTGCGGCAAAGAGGAGGGCTCATGGCTTCCTGCGGTTGACGATTTCCTGCACCTGCTTGTTCAGTTCGGTGAACCGCTCACGCAGGCTCAGGAAGTTCTCGACGTGCTTCTCCATCTCTGCGGCCTGAGCGTTACGCTCGGTCCTCAGTTTCTGGTTCTCCTCACGGAGGGTCTGCACCAGTTCCTTGAGTTGTTCGGGGGTGCGTTTGTTGAGGTCTTCGTTGTTCATGGTGGTTAGAATCCTTTGGAGTGGTCCGTGTCGGACTTTGGAGCCTGTGCCCTAGGGGTAACCCTACCCTTAGGCTCGAACAGGCCCTGCCAGCCCTGCAGGAGGCTCTGGTTGATGGACTGGACAGCCTGTGCGGCTCCCCATTGGCTGAATGCCTCGTCCCAGCCAGCGATATAGGTGTTGGTCGTGGACCAGCGTTTGGCCCTGCGGTGCTCCAGCCACTTGTCCCAGACAGCCGATAGTTCAGGGTTAGAACGAATGAAGGAATCCCCCACCAGCACCTCTGGTGCCTTTTCTATCTCCTTGTTTCTATCCTTATTACTATCTGGGTGAAAATTTCTTCGCCCCTGAGATGAAGAATTCTTCACCCCTCCCGTGAAAGGTTTTTCACCCCTGTCCAGCGTGTGGCTCACGATGTCCCAGAGGGTGCCATCCTCATCCCTGCGTACGTAGCCACAGTCCATCAGCCTGCCGATGCTGTACTGGGTGTTGCGTACGGACTGGCCCATGTAGTCAGACAGGGCCTCACGGGTGGCGAAACAGCCACGCTCGTTGCAGAGGATGTGGATGACCCCGAACAGGAACTTGTCCGACTGGGTCAGCCGAGCGTCCGTGAATACCCGTGAGGGTATCCACACGCCCTTGAACTCGAAGTCCTTAGCCATTGAGGTCTTGGATGCCGAGGAACTTGGCGGTGTTGGGCTTGCCCATGGCTTCCCAGTTCAGCCACATGTGGATGGCCTTGCCGTACTCAAGGTTGCCCTTGGCGAGCATCTCTTGGGTGCACTTGGCCACCCTGCAGTCGAAGGGCTTGTCCTTGCCCACGCAGACGTAGACAAAGGCCGCAGGCTTACGCAGGGCGAACTCTAGGGCGTCCTTGTACAGGCCAGACTGGATAGCCCAGTTGGAGTGGTACGAGGCCCCGTTGATGTTGCTGATGTCGGCCACAGTCTTGAGGTCCTTGATGGTCACGGAATCCTCACGCTCGTGGTAGCAGTCGAGTTTGCCTTTGAGCCTGACACGCTTGCCCTTGAACTCGCCTTCAGTGACGAGAATCTCGGAGAAGAATGCGGACTCGACGTATCGCTTGCCGTGCTGGCTCTCGAACAGGTTGCCCACGCTGGCCTTCATGCCGAGCATGTCCTCGTAGTCCGAGGCCTTGATGGCCTTGCGTTCGCCAATCTCGCTGGTGAACAGGTTCCAGATGTGCTTACCCTCAGTGGTCCGCCTATCGCACTCTGGTGCGACGGCGTACTCCTTGTCGAACTTGGAGGGCTCAAGCACGAGCGTGTGCAGGGCAGAGCCGAAGGCCATGGCAGGAGTCTGCTCTGGGTTCTTCAGCAGGTAGTCTGCGTGGAACGGAGAGACGGCCAGTGCCTTCTTGAGGGTGGACTGGTTGAGTCCATCCGCCATGCGGTACTTGGCCTCTTCGAGGCCGTGGATGATTTCTGAGGCCACGAACTCGAACTTGAATTCAGAGAGCGTAGCAGGGTCGTAGTGTGTTTTAATCATGTGTGCGGTGAAAGGTTGTGCCCCTTTCGGGGCAGTCGTCAACTTATTTGAGGCCGAGTTCTTTCTCGACCTTGCCGAGTTCACGTTCGATGAGGTCCGTGGCCCAAGCGGTCTTGAACCAGTGGAAGCCACGCTGGGCGTAGGCGTCCTTGACCCGCTCCATCCGTCCCCGAAGGAACGAGATGCGGTTGTTGAACTCAGGCGTGTTCGCAGGCGTGGATGCGATGGTGAGGACGCATTCGCCTTTGAACGTACGCTGTTTGATTGGCCGTAAGGCCATGGTTTTCTTGTGCTTCATGTGTGTGCTGGGTGGAAATTAGAACCTGCTGGCTAACCCAATCATGACCGCTAGGTCGCCCTTGAGGGTCTTGCGGCCCCCGTTGTGCGTCTCACAGGCGATGCAGATTTTTTTGCTGATGAAGGCGTCGAGGATGAGCAGGAACTGTTCAGAGACACGCTTGCCCTTGGATTTGGCGAGGGCCTTTATGGCCGAACGCTTGATGTACTTGTACTTATTCTTCATGTGTGTGGGTGATTATTTCTTGAGGTACAGGGTCATGACCTTGTTCTTGCCCCTGAAGGTGCGTTCCTTGCGGATGACGATTTCGAAGATGTAGTCGTCAATGGACTCGACGCTGTAGTCTCCGCTGGCCATCTTGGCCAGAGCCTGCTTGATTACCTTGGCTCCCTCTTCATCGGACGGCTCGTAGTACTCGCCTCCGCATCCGCAACGGCATTGGTTGCCATTGCCTACGTAGAGGTTTTCAACTTGCTCGAAGGAGACGTCAATCCCCTTGGCCGTGTTGATGGGTGTGTATTTGATGCTGTATTTCATGTTGTGTGTGTGGTTGGTTATAAAGTGGGCCCCCGAAGGGGCTAGCATTACCAGATGAGGCCGATGGTCACGCAGAGGGCTACGAGAGTAGCCGTGTCGATGATGAGGGCGACGACCCAGAGGGTGCTGATTTGTTGTTTATTCATGTGTGTGTGTTTGGGTGGAAAGTGGAGGGTCTGTAATGCCAGAGGGCGAGCGTTCTAGTGCTCTGTGATTGGAGAACTGCCCTATCTGCAAGTATGACCCATAAATGGGGTGACCAACGGGAATCGAACCCGTATCCCTGCCATCACAAGGCAGTATCCTAACCATTGGACTATGGACACCATAAGGTGGTGGAGATAAGGGGGATTGCACCCCTGCATGTGTCGTGGCCATTTGAACTGCCGCATTGCCTACTAGGCATCCCCGTGTGTTAAAGAACATGGTGCGTTAATCACCATGCCATCAACATGACTATTCGTAGTCGTGCGTCAAGCGTCTGTAGATAGATAGTTGTAAGTCGTTGATATACAACGAAATCCAGTTACCAATCTTTGCACCATTCTGCGTCCGTCTGCCACTTTTTGGGGTCATGAGAGCGTATGAACAGAGGTGAGTTGGCTCCCATGTGAGGTGCCGCACGTAATGTGTTATAGGATACCCACTCTTGTGCCATGTCGAACTGCTCAGGCGTGGCGTGTGTAATTAGTTTGTCGATACTGTCGTATCCGAATTCCGAGTACGCATATGACAACGCATACGCATGCTCCAGTATGTTCAGGTCATATACGCACCTGAGTGAGCCCATCACATCCTCAGCCACACCTACGCATGCGTAGTCGCACCACTCTCTTGGCTCCAGCATCAACATAGTGTTGACCTGCTCATCGTTGATTCTCTTATGTGCTTCAATGAACGATTCGACACCGCTCACACCATACTTGCGACGAAGCGGGTTGGCCTGCTTCTTAGTCGTTCTCTGTCTGTTAGCCGACGTGCGTTTGTTTGCCATGGACCACAACATCGTATCTCATCGCTCCAAGGGCAAGCCCATGCACACAGTATACACAGACCAGCGGGCACTTGCTCATGCACTAGCACTCATTGAGTCTGGCGATGACCCCAAGGCCAAGGGCGACCTGAATCATCCTGATGGCCCAGCCATTGGTGCGTTCCAGATACACCAGAGTGCTTGGATGGACATCAGCGACATGAGGCGACGTGATGGCCTGCCTGTGCATCCATACCATGACGCATATGACCCACATATCGCGCGAGAGTATGCAACCACGTTCCTGATGAAGATAGTCTCACGCTTCAGGGTACATCACAGGGCACCACCAAGCCCAGCCCTGCTGTATGCGTGCTACTCACTAGGCCCAAGCATACTCAACAAGATTGGGCACATGACCGAACTGAAGCACGTCATCAGCCCATACGAGCCAGCCGTAGTATGCCCATACTCTGACAGGGCACCATGGAAGCCGCTGACGTCCATTGGTTATGCCTATTCCCTAGCCCGCCGCAAGATGGCCACTGGCATGAGGTATGAGAATCTCCTATACGCACACCATGAATCACTACGAAGCACAGGGCTCCCGCTCCTCTGGCTCTGACCGAGCCAAGTTCGACATAGACTTACAGTACGGCCAAGCAGGTGAGAACTGGCTCACATGGCTGGGCACGGACCAAGCCAAGGTCGAGGTCAAGACCGAGCGTGATACTTGGGCCACCACAGGTAATGCCGTGTTCGAGTATGAGAGCCGTGGCCACAAGTCAGGCATCGCTGTCACAACCGCCGATTTTTGGGTCCACATATTCAGGCTAGGTGATGTGCCAGTCATGGCCATCATCCTGCCCACAGAGGACCTCAGGGAGTATCTCAGGGCCGCTCATGCCAACCCAGCCGCATATGGCTGTGCCCTATCCCTAGGTGGCGACAATCACTCGTCCAAGGTCATACTCGTGCCTATTGCCAACCTGTGGAAGATAGCCTGTAGGACCTTACCATTTGTCACCAGAGGCCAGACCACATGAGGCACATGGTGTCATAGCCTTGACCCAATCATCTGCCTTCCTAGCCAATCCTAGAGGGTGAATCGAGTTATGTGTATCTAACCCGACGTGCGAGGCATGGTAACCCTATAACAGAGCCCCCCTATGTCAATCCCCCCGACGTCATCTAGTCGCTTTGGTGTGCTAATCGTGAGCAGATAGCCCTAGATTAGACCCCGACTAGACATAATTCATGTTGTGCGAAATCTATTCCTCACCCATATCCTCATCATTCGAAGGGGGCGGGGGGGGTCGATGGTCGACGGACGGAGATTCGCTGTACGGATTGTCAGGTACTACTGTTTTGCCCAAAAAATCCTTAGGGTCCTTAGCCCAGTCTAGGAAGTTCTGCGTAGATTCTGGCT